GACCAGTATCTCCAGTAGGACCTGTAGGTCCAGTATCACCTTGACCAGTAGGACCAGTAGGACCAGTTGAACCTTGACCCGTAGGACCCGTAGGACCTGTAGGTCCAGTATCACCTTGACCCGTAGGACCAGTTGAACCAGTTGATCCTGTTGGACCAGTTTGTCCGGTTGCTCCAGTGGAACCTGTGGGTCCCGTAGGACCAGTTGAACCAGTAGGACCAGTATCTCCAGTAGGACCTGTAGGTCCAGTATCACCTTGACCAGTAGGACCAGTTGAACCAGTAGGACCAGTATCTCCGGTAGGACCAGTTGATCCAGTTACTCCGGTGGAACCAGTAGGACCAGTTGAACCTGTTAAACCAGTTGCCCCAGTAGGACCGGTTGACCCAGTTGTTCCAGTAGGACCTGTAGAACCTTGACCAGTAGGACCAGTAGGACCAGTTGGACCAGTTGTTCCAGTATCACCTTGACCTGTAGGACCAGTTGAACCGGTTGCTCCAGTTTGTCCAGTTTGTCCAGTTACTCCTGTGGAACCTGTAGGACCTGTAGGACCTGTTAAACCAGTAGGACCAGTATCTCCAGTAGGACCAGTTGAACCTGTTAAACCAGTATCTCCAGTAGGTCCAGTTGAACCTTGACCCGTAGGACCTGTAGGACCTGTAGGACCGGTTGTCCCGGTTGTTCCAGTAGGACCTGTTAAACCGGTTGACCCTGTGGGACCTGTGGAACCTGTTAAACCAGTTGGTCCAGTATCACCTTGACCCGTAGGACCGGTTAAACCGGTATGACCTGTTAAACCAGTTGAACCTGTTAACCCAGTAGGACCAGTATCTCCAGTAGGACCGGTTAAACCGGTATGACCTGTTAAACCAGTTGGTCCAGTATCACCTTGACCAGTAGGACCAGTTGAACCAGTTAAACCAGTTGACCCAGTTGGACCAGTAGGACCAGTTAAACCAGTTGGTCCAGTTAAACCAGTAGGACCTGTATCTCCAGTAGTACCTGTAAAACCAGTTGGTCCAGTATCACCTTGACCAGTAGGACCAGTTAAACCGGTATGACCTGTAAAACCAGTTGAACCTGTAAAACCAGTAGGACCAGTATCTCCAGTAGGACCAGTATCTCCACTAGGACCTGTTAAACCAGTTGGACCAGTAGGACCAGTATCTCCGGTAGGACCAGTATCTCCGGTAGAACCTGTTAAACCGGTTGACCCAGTTGGACCAGTTGACCCGGTTGTTCCAGTAGGCCCAGTATCTCCGGTAGGACCAGTATCTCCGGTTGGACCAGTTGGTCCAGTATCACCTTTACCAGTAGGACCCGTTTCTCCAGTAGGACCTGTAGGACCTGTAGCTCCTGTCGATGTAGCGGTCCCGGCAGGACCTGTATGACCGGTATCTCCAGTAGGACCGGTTGTTCCTGTGTGTCCAGTAGTTCCGGTTGGACCTGTAGGACCAGTATTACCTGTATCTCCAGTAGGACCAGTTGTTCCTGTGTGTCCAGTAGTTCCAGTTGGACCTGTAGGACCTGTACGACCTGTAGCACCTGTAGGACCTGTAGAACCTGTACGACCTGTACGACCTGTATGCCCCGTAGGACCAGTATCTCCTGTATCTCCTGTATTTCCTGTGCCTCCTGTATCTCCTGTGTCTCCTGTATCTCCAGTAGGACCAGTTGACCCAGTTGAACCTGTAGCGCCAGTTAACCCAGTAGAACCTGTAGGACCTGTACGACCTGTAGGACCCGTAGGACCTGTACGACCTGTAGCACCAGTAATACCTGTAGGACCAGTAGGACCTGTTGACCCAGTATGCCCAGTAGGACCGGTTCTTCCAGTTGCTCCTGTATTCGCAGCATCACCGGGAGGGCCAGTATGACCAGTATGACCTGTATCTCCTGTATCTCCTGTATCTCCTGTATCTCCTGTATCTCCTGTGTCTCCTGTATCTCCTGTATCTCCTGTGTCTCCCGTGTCTCCAGTAGTTCCGGTTCTTCCAGTAGTACCAGTTCTTCCAGTAGGACCTGTAGGACCTGTAGCACCTTGACCAGTAGGGCCCGTTCTTCCAGTAGGTCCTGTAGCTCCTGTATTTGTAGCGGAACCGGCAAGGCCAGTAGGACCAGTAATACCAGTAGGGCCAGTTCTTCCAGTAGTGCCAGTAGGGCCAGTTTGACCGGTTCTTCCAGTAGGACCAGTTCTACCCGTTTCACCCGTAGTGCCGGTTTGACCAGTTCTTCCAGTGGGACCAGTAGGACCAGTTCTTCCTGTAGGACCTGTAGGACCTGTAGGACCTGTGGCACCTTCACCCGTAGCACCAGTATCTCCGGTAGCTCCTGTATTTGTAGCGGAACCGGGAATACCAGTAGGACCAGTTTGTCCAGTTGACCCAGTTTTACCAGTAGGACCACTAGGACCAGTTAAACCTGTTGACCCAGTTGTTCCAGTTGACCCAGTGGGACCTGTTCTTCCAGTAGGGCCAGTTCTTCCAGTAGTGCCAGTAGGGCCAGTTTGACCGGTTCTTCCAGTGGGACCAGTTCTTCCTGTAGCACCTGTAGGACCTGTAGGACCTGTAGGACCAGTTTTCCCAGTAGGACCAGTAGGTCCTGTAGGACCAGTAAAACCTGTTGCTCCTGTATTAGCAGCTTCGCCAGGAATACCAGTAGGTCCAGTTGAACCAGTTGATCCGGTTGGTCCAGTCGAACCAGTTGGACCACTGTGACCAGTAGAACCGGTAGGACCAGTAGATCCTGTAGGGCCAGTAAAACCTGTAGATCCTGTATTAGCAGCTTCGCCAGGAATACCAGTAGGTCCAGTTGAACCAGTTGATCCGGTTGATCCGGTTGGTCCAGTAGGTCCAGTAGGACCAGTAGAACCAGTAGAACCTGTTGAACCCGTTCTTCCAGTTGGTCCAGTCGAACCGGTTGACCCGGTTAATCCAGTAGAACCAGTAGAACCTGTTGAACCTGTTCTTCCAGTTGGTCCAGTATGACCAGTTGATCCGGTTGGTCCTGTCGAACCGGTAGGACCAGTAGGACCAGTATGGCCAGTAAACCCTGTAGCTCCTGTATTAGTAGCTTCGCCAGGAGGACCAGTAGGACCAGTAGGACCTGTGCGACCAGTAGGACCTGTAGGGCCAGTTGAACCAGTAGTACCGGTTCTTCCAGTAGGACCTGTTCTTCCGGTATTTCCTGTTATTCCTGTTGTCCCGGTTCTTCCAGTAGGACCAGTATTACCAGTGGGTCCAGTACGGCCTGTAGCTCCTGTAGCTCCTGTATTTGTAGCTTCGCCGGCAGGACCAGTAGCACCAGTTCTTCCAGTTGGTCCAGTAGAACCAGTAGAACCTGTTGAACCTGTTCTTCCAGTTGGTCCAGTATGACCAGTTTGACCAGTTCTTCCAGTTGGTCCAGTTCTTCCAGTAGGACCAGTTATTCCAGTAGGACCGGTCGCACCTAGACCAGTAGGACCAGTACGACCAGTAGGACCACTAGGACCAGTACGACCAGTAGGACCAGTCGCACCTTGGCCAGTAGGACCAGTAGGACCAGTATGACCAGTATCCCCAGTAGAACCTTCACCAATTGGTCCTGTTGCTCCTGTATCTCCAGTATCTCCAGTATCACCAGTAGGACCTGTAAGACCGGTATCTCCGGTGGGTCCTGTAGCTCCTGTATTAGTAGCGGAACCGGCAGGACCAGTAGGACCAGTAGGACCGGTTGGCCCGGTAGCACCAGTATTGACTGCGGTACCATCAATACCTTGGGGACCAGTAGGACCTGTAGGACCAGTAGAACCGCTAGGTCCTGTAGCCCCTGTCAACGAGGCGGTACCATCAGCACCTTGGGGACCTGTAGGGCCGGTAGCGCCAGTTTTTCCAGTAGAACCAGTTCTTCCAGTAGGACCAGTTCTTCCTGTTGTCCCGGTTCTTCCAGTAGGACCAGTAGGACCAGTAGGACCAGTAGGACCTGTAGCACCTTGACCAGTAGCACCCGTTGTTCCTGTATCTCCAGTATCTCCCGTAGGTCCAGTTGTTCCAGTATCTCCTGTATTTCCCGTAGTTCCAGTATCTCCAGTAGGTCCAGTTGTTCCAGTATCTCCAGTATCTCCAGTTGTTCCAGTATCTCCTGTATCTCCAGTATCTCCAGTAGGTCCAGTATCTCCTCTAGAACCTGTTGGCCCTGTTATTCCAGTAGGACCAATATCACCAGTAGGACCAGTTATCCCAGTAGGACCTGTAGCACCTTGACCTGTAGGACCAGTAGGACCAGTAGGACCAGTTCTTCCAGTAGGACCTGTAGCACCTTGACCTGTAGGACCAGTTGCTCCAGTAGTACCAGTTCTTCCAGTAGGACCGGTAGCACCTTGACCAGTAGGACCAGTAGGACCAGTAGGACCAGTATAACCTGTAACGCCTTGACCAGTAGGACCAGTAGGACCGGTTGCACCTTGACCAGTAGGACCAGTAGGACCCGTAACTCCTTGACCTGTAGCACCCGTAGGACCGGTTGCACCTTGACCAGTAGGACCAGTTTTTCCAGTAGGACCTGTAGGACCAGTATATCCGGTATCTCCGGTATGCCCAGTAGATCCTGTAGGACCTGTAGGTCCTGTATCACCTTGACCAGTAGGACCAGTATCTCCCGTGGGTCCTGTAGCTCCTGTATTAGTAGCGGAACCGGCAGGACCAGTAGGACCAGTAGGACCAGTATGACCCGTTTCCCCGGTCCCACCTGTGTTAGCAGCAGTACCAGGAATACCAGTAGGACCAGTTATTCCAATAGGTCCCGTATCTCCTGTAGCTCCTGTAGCTCCTGTATTAGTAGCGGTGCCGGGGATACCAGTAGGGCCAGTTATTCCAGTAGGGCCGGTATCTCCAGTTGATCCTGTAGGACCAGTAGGACCAGTTTCTCCAGTAGGACCAGTAGGACCTGTAGGACCTGTAGCACCTTGACCAGTAGCACCAGTAGTACCAGTAGGACCAGTAGGACCAGTTTCTCCAGTAGGACCGGTAGGACCAGTATATCCGGTATATCCAGTATCGCCTGTTGATCCTGTAGGACCTGTAGGACCGGTTGCGCCTTGACCAGTAGCACCAGTTTCTCCGGTAGGACCAGTAGGACCTGTAGGACCGGTTGCACCTTGACCAGTAGAACCTGTTATTCCGGTAGGACCTGTAGGACCAGTAGAACCAGTATATCCTGTAGCGCCTTGACCAGTAGGGCCAGTTGTTCCAGTATGACCCGTAGGACCAGTATGACCTGTTTCTCCAGTAGAACCAGTAGGTCCAGTAGGGCCAGTTGTTCCAGTATGACCCGTAGGACCAGTATGACCTGTTTCTCCAGTAGAACCAGTAGGTCCAGTAGGTCCAGTATTTCCTGTATCACCAGTAGCACCAGTAGGACCTGTATCTCCGGTGGGCCCTGTAGCTCCTGTATTAACAGCGGTACCGTCAATACCTTGGGGACCCGTAGGACCTGTAGGACCGGTGGGACCCGTCCCGCCTGTGTTAGAAGAAGTACCTGCCATACCAGTAGGACCAGTATATCCAATAGGTCCCGTATCTCCTGTAGCTCCTGTAGCTCCTGTGTTAGTAGCAGTACCAGGAATACCAGTAGGACCAGTTATTCCAGTAGGGCCGGTATCTCCTGTTGAACCAGTAGGACCAGTAGGACCAGTAGTACCCGTAGGTCCCGTAGGTCCCGTAGGACCAGTAGTACCCGTAGGTCCCGTAGGTCCCGTAGGTCCCGTATCTCCAGTAGGACCGGTAGCACCTTGACCAGTAGGACCAGTAGTACCAGTATCTCCGGTATCTCCAGTAGGTCCAGTATCTCCGGTATCTCCAGTAGTGCCAGTATCTCCAGTATCTCCAGTATCTCCAGTAGTGCCAGTATCTCCAGTATCTCCAGTATCTCCAGTAGGACCAGTAGGCCCAGTATCTCCAGTATCTCCAGTAGGACCAGTATCTCCGGTGGGTCCTGTAGCTCCTGTATTACTAGCAGTACCGGCGGGACCAGTAAAACCAGTAGGACCGGTTGGTCCTGTAGCACCAGTATTGACTGCTGTTCCGTCAATACCTTGGGGACCAGTAGGACCAGTATCTCCCGTAGGTCCCGTAGGTCCTGTAGCCCCTGTCAACGTAGCGTTACCGTCAAGACCTTTGGGGCCTGTATGTCCTGTAGGACCAGTATCTCCTGTAGGTCCAGTATCTCCAGTATCTCCTGTAGGTCCAGTATCTCCTGTAGGTCCAGTATCTCCTGTAGGTCCAGTATCTCCTCTATCTCCTGTAGGTCCAGTATCTCCCGTAGGTCCAGTATATCCAGTATCTCCAGTATCTCCCGTAGGTCCCGTAGGTCCTGTAAGTCCTGTTTGTCCAGTAGGACCAGTATCTCCAGTATCTCCAGTATCTCCAGTAGGTCCAGTAGGTCCTGTATCTCCAGTAGGACCAGTATCTCCAGTAGCTCCTGTGTTAGTGGCAATACCGTCAATACCTTGGGGACCAGTAGGACCGGTATCTCCGGTAGCTCCTGTATTTGTAGCAGTACCGTCAATACCTTGGGGACCAGTATAACCAGTAGGACCTGTAGGTCCTGTAGGTCCTGTGAAACCAGTAGGTCCTGTTGCTCCCGCGGTACCTGTAGGTCCAGTAGGTCCTGTGGAACCTTGACCCGTAGGACCAGTAGCACCAGTATCTCCAGTAGGTCCGGTAGGTCCTGTGGAACCTTCACCCGTAGAACCAGTAGCACCAGTATCTCCAGTATCTCCAGTATCTCCCGTAGGTCCCGTAGGTCCTGTGGAACCTTCGCCAGTAGCACCAGTATCTCCAGTAGGACCAGTAGGACCAGTATCTCCGGTGGGTCCTGTAGCTCCTGTGTTAGTAGCAGTACCGGCGGGACCAGTAAAACCAGTAGGACCGGTTGGTCCTGTAGCACCAGTATTGACTGCGGTACCGTCAATACCTTGGGGACCAGTAGGACCAGTATCTCCCGTAGGTCCCGTAGGTCCTGTAGCCCCTGTCAACGTAGCGTTACCGTCAAGACCTTTGGGGCCTGTATGTCCTGTAGGACCAGTATCTCCTGTAGGTCCAGTATCTCCAGTATCTCCAGTAGGTCCAGTATCTCCTGTAGGTCCAGTATCTCCAGTATCTCCAGTAGGTCCAGTATCTCCAGTAGGTCCAGTATCTCCAGTAGGTCCTGTATCTCCAGTATCTCCAGTAGGTCCTGTAGGTCCTATATCTCCGGTAGGACCAGTTAAACCAGTAGATCCAGTAAGTCCAGTAGGTCCTGTATCTCCAGTATCTCCGGTATATCCAGTTGGACCTGTATCACCCTGACCTGTTGGTCCGGTATCTCCCGTATCTCCGGTTGGTCCAGTATCACCGCTTGGTCCAGCATCTCCGGTTTGTCCAGTATCTCCAGTATCTCCAGTATCTCCGGTATCTCCGGTTGGTCCTGTATACCCAGTAGCACCCAGACCTGTAGGACCAGTATTTCCAGTATCTCCGCTAGGGCCTGTATCTCCTGTATCTCCTGTAGGACCTGTAGTACCCGTAGAACCTGTAGTACCTGTTCTTCCAGTAGGACCGGTTCTTCCAGTAGGACCGGTTTGACCAGTAGGACCAGTTCTTCCAGTAGTACCAGTAGGACCTGTGGAACCTGTAGGACCTGTAGTACCACCAGGTCCAGTATATCCAGTATTTCCAGTAGTGCCAGTATCGCCGGTTTCTCCGGTTGGCCCAGTATCTCCGGTTTCTCCGGTTGGCCCAGTATATCCAGTATCTCCAGTAGGACCAGTATCTCCAGTATTACCTGTAGAACCGGTTATTCCAGTAGGTCCAGTTCTTCCAGTACCACCAGTTCTTCCAGTAGCACCAGTTCTTCCAGTAGGACCAGTAAAACCAGTAGGGCCTGTTGTTCCTGTATCTCCAGTATCTCCAGTATCTCCGGTTTGTCCAGTTGGCCCAGTATCTCCAGTATCTCCAGTAGGACCGGTATCTCCGGTTTTTCCGGTTGCACCAGTATCTCCGGTTTTTCCGGTTGGACCAGTAGGTCCGGTTTTTCCGGTTGGTCCAGTATCTCCGGTAGGTCCAGTAGGGCCTGTTTGTCCGGTTTGTCCGGTTGGACCAGTAGGTCCGGTTTGTCCGTTTGATCCAGTTGGACCAGTAGGTCCAGTAGGTCCTGTGGGTCCTGTATCTCCAGTTTGTCCAGTTTGACCAGTAGGTCCAGTAGGTCCGGTAGGACCAGTTTGTCCAGTTGGACCAGTATCTCCAGTTTGACCGATTGATCCAGTAGGTCCAGTAGGTCCGGTAGGCCCGGTTTGTCCAGTTGGACCAGTATCTCCAGTTTGTCCGATTGATCCAGTAGGTCCTGTATCTCCGGTTTGTCCGGTTGGTCCAGTAGGTCCAGTTGGTCCAGTTGGTCCAGTTTGCCCAGTATCCCCCATGGGTCCTGTATGTCCGGTTGGTCCAGTATCTCCGGTAGATCCAGTTGGTCCTGTTTGACCAGTATCCCCTGTGGGTCCTGTATGTCCGGTTGGTCCAGTATTTCCGGTAGATCCAGTTGGTCCTGTTTGACCAGTATCCCCTGTGGGTCCTGTATGTCCGGTTGGTCCAGTATCTCCAGTAGGTCCAGTAGGCCCAGTATCTCCTGTGGGTCCTGTATCTCCAGTTGGGCCCGTTGGTCCAGTATCTCCAGTTGGGCCGGTAGCACCAGTAAGAGTAGCGGATCCGGGAATACCTTGTGGACCTGTATCTCCAGTTGGCCCGGTTGGTCCGGTATCTCCAGTAGGTCCGGTAGAACCAGTATCTCCTGTAGGACCAGTAGGACCAGTATCTCCGGTAGCTCCTGTATTTGTAGCGGAACCGGGAATACCAGTAGGACCTGTTGCTCCAATATCTCCTGTAGGCCCAGTATCTCCTGTGAAACCAGTAGGTCCTGTTGTTCCTGTAGGACCCATATCTCCTGTTGTTCCTGTAGGACCCGTGTCTCCTGTTGTTCCTGTAGGACCTGTATTTCCAGTATCTCCAGTTGGTCCTGTATTTCCAGTATCTCCAGTATCTCCGGTATCTCCGGTATCTCCTGTTGGTCCTGTATCTCCGGTATCTCCGGTATCTCCAGTATCTCCAGTATCTCCAGTTCTTCCAGTTGAACCCGTTCTTCCAGTTGAACCCGTTCTTCCAGTTGGACCAGTTTGACCAGTTTGTCCAGTTTTTCCAGTTGCGCCTGTTCTTCCAGTAGGACCCGTATCTCCTGTTATACCTGTGGGACCAGTTGGTCCTGTAGGACCTGTGCGACCAGTTGGCCCGGTTCCTCCCGTATTTCCAGTTATACCCGTGGGACCAGTTGGTCCTGTGCGACCAGTTGCGCCTGTCATACCTGTGGTACCAGTTGGTCCTGTGGGACCGGTTGCGCCGGTTCTTCCAGTTGATCCTGTATCTCCTGTAGGACCTGTGGGCCCACTATGACCTGTTCTTCCGGTAGGACCTGTTCTTCCGGTAGGACCAGTATCTCCTGTTGTACCTGTTTGACCGGTAGGACCTGTTCTTCCAGTAGCACCAGTTCTTCCAGTAGGACCGGTATCTCCTGTTGTACCTGTGGCTCCTGTAGGACCCGTTCTTCCTGTTTTTCCTGTTGATCCTGTATCTCCTGTAGGACCTGTGGGCCCACTATGACCTGTTCTTCCAGTATGTCCGGTTCTTCCAGTAGGACCAGTATCTCCAGTAGGACCAGTATGGCCGGTTCTTCCAGTAGGACCAGTATGGCCAGTAGGACCAGTAGGACCAGTAGGACCAGTATCTCCGGTAGGACCGGTAGCACCTTGACCAGTAGGACCTGTTGCTCCAGTATCTCCTGTGGGTCCTGTAGCTCCTGTATTAGTAGCGGAACCGGCAGGACCAGTAGGACCTGTATCTCCAGTATCTCCTGTGGGTCCTGTAGCTCCTGTATTAGTAGCGGAACCGGCAGGACCGGTAGGACCTGTATCTCCAGTAGGACCCGTATCTCCAGTTGCTCCTGTATTTGTAGCATCTCCGGCTATTCCCCGAGGACCTGTAGGACCTGTAGGACCCGTAGGACCCGTATCTCCGGTCGACCCTTCTCCACCTCCACCTCCGGAGCAAGGCTCAACATAACAATCGCAGATGTCTGGGACAAAATCGCAAGATGTCCCACATTCACATATATCCGAATTTGGCTGAGACCCACATTCCTGACAGGCGACGTAATACCCACAAGTATTACTGCTGCCGGTATATGGTCTCCCATTAATTGTAGTAACATTCAAATTTACAACAGTGATATTCTCACTGTTAATATTATTGGCATTTATGTTACTCATGTATAATAGATGCAAACATATTTTATATTATTTTAAACTAAATAATTTAAAAAAATTACAAACCATTCGATCGCTCATTTGTAAAACTATCTAAAGTTTTACTTTGGAACTGGATATGGTCTTTGGTTCTTCTCTACGACTAATGGTTCGGGTATGTAGATAACATCTTTTTTGAATATGTTTGTCGTTCCAAGCTTTGCTAATTCCGGAACAAATGTTGGAGCCGGGTTCACTAAATTGGTTGAATTTATACCAAACAAAAATGATTCAATGTCCGGTGTATTGTAAGACATTTTGTTTCCTGGTATTTGACCAGGGTTCAATCCATTCCCAGGCAATTTCGTATCATAAGCCGCACCATATTGCGAATTTTGATACAACGTATACGTTCGCGAGTGAGTGTATTGCTTTTGTTCTAAACAATAATTACCAGGTGTGTTCTTGTTGCGTGTAGAAGCCATTTTATATAACGGCGATATTTTATTTATAACTTTTAGACATATTTTCGATTCACGCGATCCCCCATATGACTGAGTATTTCTACTGGTATTTGATTAGAACCTTCAGCAAATGAAACAACTGTCTGAGGACAATTTTTACCATTACCAAAAATATATGCTTCATCATTCACTTTATCACCATTTTTAGACTCCACAACAATTTGGTCCATGCTTAACAATCCTAATACTTTGCGTTTAGTTCCGTTGATATACACATTCATTTTCAATGACATGTCTCTCGGTAACATATCGCCGTAACCAATTGGCAAGACACAAACTCTCATTTTTCTAGGCGTTGTATACTTCCAATCATAACCAATACCTTGTCCTTTGTCTACTTCTCTAGTCTGTATTACATACGTCTTGAGAGATGTTGTCAATCGCATATTTTTATTTTGGGGTTCTGTTAGTCCATATATTCCGCTTCCGGACCGTGAAAGTGTGAAATCGGAAACATCGTAATTTAGGCACGCATTTGTGTTTGCGATATGAACCAATGGAGGTTTTATTCCAACTTCTTCCAGCTCTTTGCGCAATTCTCTAAATTTTCGCAATTGTTCATTCACAATTGGGCTGTTTTTAATTTGAGAACAAACCAAATGAGACATCATACCAACCAATTCAATCTTTGGACATTTGCTCACATCAATAAATGCTTGAACAGCCTTGTCGTAAGGAATGCTCGCTCTATTTATTCCAGTGTCCACAAAAATAGTTACTTTAATCTTCCTTTTTTGATTTTTTGGAATTCTGCTTATAAATTTAGCAATTGTTGTTTCGTCAAATATTGCGATATCAATATCCAGTTTGAACGCGTCGACCAATTCATGACCATCCACGTCAAACAACCATGCTAATATACGCCCTTTATCGCCACTTTTTCGTAATAATATTGCCTCGCCTAATGTTGCTACACCAATATATTTTATACCAAGCTTTCGCAGAACTTTTGCCATTTCGACTATTCCATGTCCGTAGGCATTTGCCTTTAGAACTGGCATTAGGTCGGTTCCACTTTGCTGTTTCAAATATTTTACATTGTGACGAACCGCATTTATGTCAATGATAGCGTCTATATCCTTATCTATATCTGGAATTGTGGTTACTTTACAAGTTTTTCCACTTTTCACGGGGGTAAACCCCCGTAAGCCCCCTCCCGAAGGGATGTTTGGTTCAACCTTTTCCAAAGGTTGAGTGGAGCAAAAATGGGGTTTACGGGGGCTTTGCCCCCGTGTGGAGCAAAATTTGTTTTCTCCACGGGTCCTCCTCTTTTTCGTTTTGTTCATACATTAGGATTAGAAATTTTCAAACATAACTGGTTTATGGATTTCGAAGAAATCTCGCCAATATCAAGCAACTCACATACACAGTTGTGTGTCAAATACATGTAGTCAAATGAATACAATATCATAAAACTAGTATTATTTTCCACGCCTAGTTGCTGTCCAATTGTTGACGTGCATTTTAAAATGTCCGGATTATGTTTGATTTTATTGTAAACCTTGTCGATATTCTTGTTGATAACGCTCTCGTCGAATATATCTAACCCAAATATATTCAACAAATCTTGGCGATAAATACAGTCGCGAATGAATTGCTTTTCATGATCATTTACGTCATCTGTTTCTACAAAAACATCATCGTCCATATACGAACACATATATTCAATATCGTACATCATTTTAAAACGCATTTTTGTTTAAGTCCTTTTCTTCCACTCAACCTTTAGAAATCCACCTTTGAAAAAGGTGGAGCCAAAGGTTGAGTGGATTTTCTAAAGATATATGTATATTAGATGACAACACCGTTTTGGATAAATAACCCATCAATCTTATTCAACAATGAACAAATTACTGAACTCTGGCCTACAACAAACATGGTTTATGAGCAAAAGCTGAATGCTTTAACCCGACTAATCGCAATAATTACCCTTATTGGATACATTTTTAGCAGTTCTACCCGTATCTTGGTTGCAGGTGTTTTAACAATTGGTATGATAGTTGTCTTATTTTATACAAGGAAACCGAAAATGACTAAAAAAGAAGGGTTCGCTGTTCAGGGCAATGAAGTCACCGGCATGTTTGACAAATCTATTGTAAATCCTGTTACTTTAGAGACAATTATTCACGATGATTTCAAGGAAGGCAACAAAAAAAATCCCTTTAGCAATGTTTTGCTCACAGAAATTATGGACGACCCTGACCGAAAATCTGCCCCCCCATCCTTTAACACTACAATTGATGAAGACATTACAAAAAATGTGAAAAAGTCGATACAGTCTATGAACCCGGGGATTAAGAACACAAATAAACAACTTTATGGAGATTTGTGGCAAAAGTTCGAATTAGATCAGTCGAATCGAGTGTTTTTTAGCACTGCCAATACACGGGTAAGTAATGACCAGGGGGCGTTTTCAAAATTCTTATACGGAAATATGCCTTCGGCTAAAGGCAGCACGAGTGAAGATAATCTGCAGCGCGAGAAGGATAATTACAGGTATACTTTATACTAATCCACCTTTTCGAAATCCACTTTTAGGAAAAGTGGAGCAAAATCACTTTTTGTTCTCCGTGGGGATTGACCTGTTTTTACTCCACACGGGAGCAAAGCCCCATTTCTCTTTAAAAAAAGAGAACAAAACACAGTCGCTACGCTTTTGGCTCCACCTTTGGAAAAGGTGGATTTCTAAAAGAGATTTTCTAATGGTATGTTATATGTCGAGTGTTTCTAATTATTTATTTGATAACATGGCGCGGATCGGTTTAGACCCATGCTGTCAATCGCAGACTGATATTCAAAATGTTGAATATGCGAACCACATGCTACAAAACTATTTCATAAGTGATTGTTCAATGAAGACGACGAGAGAACTCGCAACAAGTCAACCCGGAGTTTTTTACAATGGAGGTTATAACTCCGATGCTTGCGGATCGAATATCTCGGAAAGTTCAAAATTACAAATTGGAACAATCCAGACTCACCCGAGGTGCAGAATTGATCTTTTTCAGCGCCCTTTTGCAACTATCCCATTTTTGGGCAGGGGAAGTTGCAATCCAGTTGTTGAGTCGCAGATACAGCAGGGAGACACAAATATTAATAAAAAATCTGTAAATGGATTGAGCGAGAGGTCCTACATAAAATATCATCAGACGCCATTATTGTCTAACGTGAAGGAAAGAATTAATGCTGCTCAGAATAATAACAACAATAATCTTGCGGGCATCCCGTCTCGTGAACTGACGAGAGATGCGGATTATTTCAAATCTTAAACAATAAATTTTTTTATAAAATTATACAAGTCATATAATTTTATTATATTCATTATGAGTTTTTACTTATACTTAAATACAAATCCATTAGAACTTTTTAGACATCCTAATAAAACAGCACTTATATCAATATTTGTTGTAATATGATATTCTTTTTGTAAATAATGTTTTGCTTCAAATTGATAACAAAAGGTTTTTACAAATGTCCCATCCTTTGTAAATACATCAAATGGTTTATTTTGACCTTTTGTGTCCGAATGTTTTATTTTCCATTCTGGCGAACGACCTTTCAGTGTTTCGCTAATTTTTAGTCTTTCTTCAGGATTTTCAAATCGTTTTATCTGTGATTTACTCTGTTGTTTTCTTATTTCTGGATTCGCAAAATAAATTTTCTTTATTTTACTCATTATTTGTTTATCTTCTTCTGTATGATTATAACCAATATTTCCTTCTCCACCATACGTCATATTATATCCGTTTTCATCCATATACGAATTATACATTAGAATGTATCCAATTTCAAGTTCACATAATTCTTCTTTTGTATCCGCTGTATCTATTTCTATAAGTTCAAATTTATCTATCATATCATATTTTCTTAATGCGTTATAAAGATAATTTGTATTACATTGTTTTGCTGAGCATTTATGTTGTCCTTTTCGTTGTTCCAAGGAAGTAGTCGTCAAACCAATGTAATGTTTCCCGTTAGGGAATTGTATTTTATAAATATAACCATAAGTCATAATATAATATTGATTATAATGTATTTTTAAATCAATTTTATAAACCAACCTTATAAAAAAGTGGATGAAAACTTTCATAAAGCCTTACGATGTTTCATCACATCAACCTTTAGAAAATGTTGAACCAAATCTACATAAGTTTGGTTCAATAATTTTGAACTACTTTTTTAAATTTGGTTTTACTTCTTTCCCTTCTTCTTCTTTTTATTGTTCGCACTCACACTAGGATTAGGTGCGGAACCTCGGGGGGTTCTTTCCGGTTTTTCTGTAAACATATTAATCAGTTTTTCATCCAACTCTTGTTGGTTCACATTTGAAACAGGTGCTTGCTGTTGCTGTTGTTGAGACGATGATTCTCTTGCCGCACGATTATCCTGTGCTTTTGCGTTCATTCGTTCCTTCATCTTCGCCATTTTCAAATTTTTAGCCATTTTTTCCTCCATTGCGGGCATATTTACTTTTGCGCCGCCCATGCCCATCTTTTGGAGCAGTGTCTGAATATCCCCCATACCTGGCATATTTTTCATCTTGTTCATCATTTCGGTTGCCTCGCTGATCAATTCACTCTCTTTTAGCTCACCCGACTTAATCTTGTTATCGATTTTATCGCCAACATTCTTCACAAGCCCCATCAACTTGGTCGGGTTCTTGATCAACTTGTCAAACACCCCCTTCATATCAGTCATATTGTCCATATCAAGGTTCAAATCGTTTGCCGTTTCTTCTGCGATTTCCTTTGCCAAACGCCCAAGTTTTCCATCAAGCATACCAGAAATGTGCTCATGAAAATCATTTGCGTTTGGAATATTAGGTCCGGTGTTACTATTTGAATCGGGACTGGCATCGCTTTTTTCGGTATCTTTCTCAAACAAATCCTGCATCTTCGCCATGGTTTCTGCCAACTTAGACTTGAACTCCTCCTCATTAATACTCTCAAATAACTTGGCAGTATCACCAAAAACATCTTTATTTTCAACGGATCCCACAATCGAGAACAAAATCAGCTGTAAGTATTTCCAAATAATGTCACGGGTCTTCTGTGTGATGTCATATTCCCACAAACTCTTGAAATGAATATGAGGCAAAAACTCCGTGTCTACAGTTGACCCCTCCTTGAACATATCATCATTTTGATACAAAATGTCAAAAAATCGCGGAGGTAACTTCTTCTTACAATACTCGGACAAGAACTTGATACTCTTGTCTTCTGCCTTTCGGTATTCGGTCTCTCGCTCATCCTCATTCTCAATGTGAGCAAACAATGCCTTGTCCTTCCACCATTTATTAATCAGGGGTTCATACTCGGGAAACGTCTGCTTCAAATCCCCAATAAAATCTCTAATCACCTTCTTAAATTCGTCGGTTTTTTCGTCTGCCATATTTTGATATAGAAATATTTTTTTATATCAAAAATGAATTATATTATATTCCACACGGGGGCTTTGCCCCCGTAAGCCCCCCATTTGCTACACCCAACCTTTGGAACCAGGGAACCAAGGTTCCCCGAACCCCTCCTTAATCGGGGGTTTACGGGGGCTTTGCCCCCGTGTTGGTCCAAATTCGCTGTGGGGGGCTTACGGGGGTTTACCCCCGTGTTAATTCTCATATATAGCCGCAAGCTTCGTTAGATTTTGAATATACTTCATAGTCTTAGCCTGTTCTTCGTGCGACATTTGGCGAATTGGTTCGCGCAGTCTGTTGATTGCCTCAATAATGTGTCCGGAATTTTGCGCATTCGCCAAATCCTGTGAATAATCCTTGTCCAGAAAGAAACTGATATCTCCACCCTCAATTTTGTTCTTATATTGTCCAACAATAAATGTGTTCCACATCTTCACAATCATCTTGGGGTTTGCCTTGCGAATTGCAATCAAAGAATTCTTTGCCACAAGAATGTCCTGATCATCCGGAAAAACGCGCTGGATATCATTTACAAATTCAAAAAAATGGTCATTAAATGCGCTTAAAATATTTGTCGACATTGTTTACTTATAATTGTATAATCTATTTAAATCTTTTACATTAAATTCAATAATTTCGCGGGAGTTTACCCCCGTTTTTCTAAAAGTTAAATACTCATTGGGGGCCTTGCGCCAGATATTTTTTTCAGTTCACTTTCGCGTTGTTGTTGTAACTGCTCTACTGTGAGTCCCTCGGGCATTTTGTTAGTTTTTTTGTATTCTACCTCATCACCAGGTGTCGTAATTTGGTCGCTAAAATTCAAGTCAACATAATTGTGCATTTGTCTCATCCCTCCGTCACCTTTTGCCTCCAATGATGCTGCGTCCATGTCCAAGAAACTGTATTGATCCGACGAAATAAATCCCCCGCCGCCACCAAATGAAAATGCCGACGGCTCTAAATTATTCTGGGTTGCCTGTTTTACCATAGCTTCTTGTTTCGGCTTAAAATATTTTATTATGTCTTCTCCATACAAAACATTGTATCCTTGATTTAATAATAGAAGAGCGGGAACACGGGTAACATTTTCTGGCAAAATGATTTTTTGTCCATTTTCTAAAACAACATATGTTTTATGATTTGTTGGATCTTTTACTCTTTTGTCAATACATATAAAATGAAGATCCTTTTGAAGATTTGCCTTGGGAAGTATATTTAATAACCTCTTTGAATGTTCGCAAAAATTGCTGTAATACAATATTGAACTCATTTAAACTATACTTAGGTAATCAAAACGAATATTTAACTCATTTTTCAGCAATAATTAAAATGGAAAGAAAAAAATTGATTTGATTTTATAATATAGATATAAAATATACAGTATTACTATGGCTCCTCAAGTAAAGTTCGCTTCCTCAAACAATAAAGATATTCTTGGGTTTACTCTTAGTGGGGTGAATGTCAGCATCGCAAATGCGATTCGCCGAACTATGTTGGCTGAAATTCCGACGCTCGTGTTTCGCACTAGTCCGTATGAGGAAAATAAAGCAAATATCATGATAAACACAACTCGCTTGAACAATGAGCTGCTAAAGCAACGTCTCAGTTGTATTCCCATTCACGTGAATGATATTGAGAATTTTCCGTTTAGTAATTATATTATGGAGCTAAATATAGAGAACACCACAGATACTACAATAATTGTGACGAGTAAGGATTTTGTCGTCAAGGATAAAGTTTCGGGACAGCCCGTAAGTGAACAAGTGAACAGAGAAATTTTCCCTGCAAATGAGTATGGATATTATATTGATTTTGTTAGGTTGCGCCCCAAGGTATCGGCTGAAATTCCTGGCGACAAAATTCATTTGACATGTGAATTCTCAATCGGTGTCGCAAAAGAGGATGGTTCGTTCAGTGTCGTTTCCACTTGCGCATATGGGTTCACTGTGGATGATGAGGAACAAAAGAAGGTTCTCGACCAGAAAAAACTCACGTGGAAGCATGAAGGCAAAACTCAGGACCAAATTGATTTTGAAACTAAGAATTGGCTACTTTTGGATGGATTGCGCATTTTTAAGCCTGACAGCTTTGATTTTACCCTGCAGTCTGTTGGGGTATATACCAACAATGAGTTGTTGGATAAAGCATGCACAATTTTGGTTGGTCGTTTGACAGATTTGGAAACATTAATTATAAATGATAAATTGAAAGTTGTAACGGCGCAAAATACAATGGAAAATTGTTATGATATTATCTTAGAAAATGAGGATTACACGATTGGAAAGACGATTGAGTATTTCCTGTATTCAAAATACTATAAAGTTGATGAAGATAAGCGCGTTCTTAATTTCTGTGGTTACAAAAAGATGCACCCACATGATGAGGAAAGCATTATTCGCGTTTCTTACAAGCGGGTTGTTGATAAGGGTATCATTTATGGTCATTTGCAAGAGTGTATTCAAGATGCCATCGCAATTTTCAGCGATTTGAAGAAGAAGTTTTCAATGAGAAAGTAATTACTCTCTTTTAAAAAAGAGAACAAAACTTTGGCTCCACCAAGGGGGGCGTTTTGCTCCACTTTTTCCAAAAGTGGATTTGAAAATAATAATATAATTTTTTTATTATTATTTGTATATTTTTTATAAATCCCAAATCTTCACGAAGTAATGGGTGGGGGGCTTACGGGGTCCCGAAGGGAACCCTCCGTATAATTCAAACTGTGCATGAGTAGCGTCGGGTGAACACCGTTGACATAATTTATCACAATCAGGTTCGTTATAAACTGCTTATTCTCCTTCAACTGCGTTGTATAGATTTGATGGAGGTTGAACATATGCGTTCTAAACTGAGGTGAAAACTCAATAAGCGGTCTCTCCTTCTTAATGTAACACGAAATATAATTCCTGAACAAGGTATTGGTAAACCCATGAACTTGGTCGCGAAATCCCAAAAACATCGCATTATTTTCTGGGTAATATTTCAAAAACTCGCCAACCTTTCCTTCTGCCCGTAAACACAAATAGTGATACTGAATCTTTGGCTGATTGCCTCTCAAGTGCCTCACACGCTCGTAAACTGGATTACGGATCTTGGTCCTCTCTCCAGTTTCCACATTGTAAATAACAACACCAAGTTGGCGGAACGGAGTATTTAGTGACCCAAATTGGCCTATCAGCTCACTGTAAGCAGCCCATTCGTATTTGCGAGGGACCTTGACGGTCGTCATTGAAAATGCGTCACACTTGTGAACCTCGTAAATATCATGCGTCTTGATACGAACGTTTTCGTAAGTATTATCGATACTGTAAACGGCTGCCAAATATAATTGAGCGGTCTTGAATGGAACCACGATCCGGTTATCGGGATGTTGTAGCACAAAGCTGTAACACATATTGCGGTCTAATAGACTTATATCCATATTATTTTTTGCCACCGCTTCGTGAAACATACCGCGAAACGTTTTGTTCTTGCTCGGTTTATAGAAACTAGACGACGCACCAATCGTGCTTCTTGTGGTAATTTCCCAAAGCTCTCTAGTATTATCCCAAAATACATTAATCATGGTCCCTTCCACGAACTCTTGGGCAATCAATGGAGACGAATAATTATTGGCATACATATTTGAAAATACATCATATGGGATCGATTTAGGCGGAGCAAACGAGACAACCTTGTTATTACCATCTACAACAATAGACCTACATAGTCCATATGTTCCAATCAGTTCCGGGTGCAACATTTGCTTATCATACTTGATGACCCGATACTCTGCTCCGTCAATTGTGGCTTTTGTCACTTTTAATACACCACATTCATCAGCAACATTGTCAGTAATAAGCGCATCAAACCCTGGGATCCACTGCGATAGATTGTAGTCGTGCATTATATAATACTATCGAATTGTCTTTAACTATCTTTACAAATCATTTCAACTTAAGCATAAAAATTTCTACAATAAATATAGAAACAAATGTCAAGTGGAATAGAAACAAAAGGCAATCCATCGCAAGTTCTTGAGCTAGAGTTGGGCGATTTTATAAAGATTGTCGACCGAGCTAATGAAAATTTAAATGATCAGGTTTTTTATATTGATTACATTGATGATACACAAATTTTTCTAATTAATTCAGACACATTTCAACCGGTCAAGATTACTATTAATCCTGATGGAACCATGAACAATGGAACAATTGGTAAAATCACAATTTTGAACCGGAGTGACGAGAAGGGATATGCGAGACAACACGATCTTTTACCCAATACTTGGATCGACGTCCATTTTGGAGGCGATCTTCCAACAATAATCACAGGTCTCATCACAAACTTAGAACACGATATGATTGAAGTAAAAACTACTTATGGGGACACAATATACATAAATTTTGATTATAAGGGAATTCCTCTTGATTTGCCTATAAAATTATTTGAGATTCGCAGTGAACCATCTCTTTTAGAAAATCAACCTTTGGAACCAAACATGTTAAATGAGTTCCCTTCGGGACCCGAGGAGTTTGCTCCACCTTTGGAAAAAGTGGATTTGGAGAATGATACTAGCCCTTTACAAGATTCTCTTAATAACGATGTACAAGGTGATTTTGCTCCACCTTTTCCAAAAGTGGATGTTCGCAACCAATTGAGAGAATTCATAATAAATGCCGACCAAATTGTGTTTGGTGAACGAGATCTTGGCACATTATACCAATATGAAGATGTTTCAATGAAACAACAACGGTATAGCATCGAGTCCCAAGTGACTGACATGTTAGATGAATTTTTATCCAACGTCCCTGACGCACAACGAACCCAAAAAGTATTGAATAATATACACACTATGATTGAGCGGTTCAAACAACTCCGGGAGAATTTTTCTAGTTTCGACGAATATGGAAACGTAGAAGGTGCGTTTACTGTAAAACCTATTTACAAACCACTATTCGAATACTTTGAGCGTTTTAAGCAAAGTTTATATTGGATATTACCCGTTGTAAAGAATACCAAGAAAGTATACAACACCGGTGAAAAAATTGACGTGTTAAAGAATAGCGACCTTGTCAATGAAGAAATTACCGACGATGTTTTACAGATGAAGTCTATCCTTGACAATTATAAATCCAATGATTTGCCGAACAAATACCAGAATTTGTATGCTGATTTGAACCCATATTTCACTCCATTTGAGCCTATCAGTGACGAACAAAGAGTGATGATTGAACGTAACGTTAATTGTGATTTGAATGTGATTGTCAATAATCTTGACAATATGTATTCTTCAATATTCACAAACAATAACATACGAACTCGGCGTTTCGTTACACAAAAATACAATCTGGGTTTGAAAAAGCTCGATATTGTAGATGTCAAGGGAAATACCAAACGCGTTGTTCTAACACCCAATGACACAATGGAAATACAATCATTTATTACGTTGCCCGAGCCCACAATTCGGTTCTCAAAAATAAATCTCCCAGGGACAAATATTTTGGAGCGAGCCAATTTAAACCAGACCTTCCTCAATCTGTGGCAATTCTTGAACAAAAAAACAGATGTTAAAACGATTGAAGTTGATGTCGCTTTTGAAAAAAGCGAGCAAAATTTTGTTCCCTTTTCCCAAAAGGGAGATGGTACAACAGAACTCCAGTTCAATGAGGAAACTTTTGTAAACAATATAAAAAATTATGTCTTGACAAGCGACGAATTCGGAAAATTAACAAAAGACCAAGTATATGCGAAATTTATTGAAACAATTGTCCCCAAAACAAAAATCCTATTCAATTTGATGAAAAAATATATTTATGGGAAGTTGTCTATTGTTGATGTAGTCAGTTACCTGGAACCATTCCTAATTTATACGGATAGTCTCACATACATGCAATATACATCAATTGTTGAATTTATAAACAAGGAAATTTCAAAATATAACACCAATTTGAGCGATCGCTCCAGAGTGTTCGGTCAACTTCGTCCGACAATAAGAGATACAAGGAGCCGCGTCAATCAAAATAGCGCATACTCAATTATTACGATATTGAAACAAAATGAGGAGCAAGTGTTCGAATCATATGGTATTGATATGTGGAATATAACTCTTACAAATGATGAAATTATTCGCAAAATGACAATCAAGGATTGTTTGCGTCTTTATACCAGTGCGCTATCCTTACAAAGTGTTGGGCTTACTTTAACTGATGAATTTTCAGGTATTTTTAATAAAGAAAAGGATTATTTGAAGGAAAAAGAAAAAGAGAAAGTGGGAAATGAATGTGATGTTGCGATAATTGCGAAGAGTTACTCCAGCATTACTGCCCTTGAAGGTGACAATGGAAAAGATATTTACTTTGACAAGAAATATGACACTACAAACTATTCGCTGATTGATAATTATGAGTCAAAAATGTTCGAATTACAACCAGATGAATTTGTTGGGTATTTGACCAACGATTTGAAGAGCAAACTTAAATTAGATGACATGGGTACCAAATACTTGGTTGATACCTTGATTAATGGATACAAAAAGGTTCGTGATGGACAATATGCCATGTTGTTTAAAGAATATACAGAAATCTACACTGAACAATACGATTACTTTATTCGTAAGAATAATGTTTGGGAAAAAACAGACCCTCCGTTAGAAAATATTCTCGCCGATGATATAGATATTCTTTGTAATTTGAAAAACAAGTGTATGAGTGTTCAAAATAATAAAAAACTCAAGGATACAACTGTGATTGACAGCAAGTGTGAACCAATAGAAAAAACGGATATCAACATGCGGACAAAATTACTTAATGAAATTATGGATGAGTTTGACAATAAATATCAGCTATCCAAGGAGGATCAACAAGAGAAACTCCAAACTCAATTTGACTACTTGCTATCAATCATGGGTAAATTGGACATGATTGAACAATCTGAGATGCTGAAATATAACAACATAAAATATCGCCTTGGATACGAGATTGAAAGTGATACTCCTGCAATAATTTCACCCTATTTCAAAATCAGGGACCTTATTCTTGCCCAACAAGACTTTGTCAAGAAACAAAACGACATTATCAAATTCAAAAAGATGTACACGAGAGAAGCAATCATTGGCGCCCTTGGCCCTCTCGGTGAACAAGAAACCCCGCATTGGTTGTATTGTATCGCAACCGGAGTGAAATTGTTACCTATCTTCAAATATGATCTTGCCTGCGTTTTTTTAACGGATCGTGATAATTATTCTACACAGATTGAATTGCTGAAAGCGCAAATTGGGAAACAGAGCGATGACGGAGATCGTTGGGTAGATAAATACAGTGGCTGGCCCATTACCAATATTGATTTAGATACCCAAGAAGGTTACGATGAGGGTTTCAAGGTCAGCACGAGGGCTGTTTTAGAGGAGGAAATTGGCGACAAAATTATTGTAAAATCCGCGGTTGCTATCCAATTTGATAATCCAGAGGCGCGGATGATTTCCAACGTTGTAAATGCTCTCTCGCACAATATGGGGATCAATGTTGAGGCACAAAAGGATTTCATTGTTAACACTGCGATGACAGCAATGAACAATGTCGGCGATGAAACAGACTACAATGTTCGTGTAAAAGATGCGGCAAGTAAAAATCGCACACTTCCATCGTATGCAGATTATCGAAACTCATATTTACTATTTTGTACATTAGGATTGTATTTGATCGCAATTCAAACCAGCATCCCATCTGTACGAACTAAACGAACATTACCAGGGTGTGTGAAATCATTCAGTGGATACCCATTTGAGGGCAATGGTGATATGAGCAGCGTAAACTACCTGACATGCGTTGTCGACCAAGTTCGGCGGGGACGGACAGATCCGTGGAATGTTCTGGCAAGAGTCAAGAAGGAGGCAATTACCGACAAGATTAAGCGATTCATCGATGATGTTCTCTCGGCGAACCCTGAAGTAAAGAGAAAAATCGGGGAAAAGGTTGAGTATTTGTTGGTAAATCCAGAACCAGAAATACCCGACACAGCAAATGTTGTCCATTGGGATAACTTCCTACCTCCGTTGGTTCCATTCAAAATCGCAAACCCGGCAACCGTAACCAGTGAATTTGAACAACAGTTGATGAAAAATATGCGTTCCGGTTCCCGCGACCAAAATGAGAAACTGTTGATTATTGAGTCTAAGATTATCCTGTTTTCTCTCGCCGTTCAAGAGAAAATATTAGATGTCGTAAAAAGTAAGGACTTTATTTTGAGCAAGGCGAATAATGAACCGTATTTGGAGAACGCGTGCTGCGATAGTAAATCGGGTCAAACAACGATTGAATACTTTGAGAAGGAAAATCCCAAAATTAAAGAATACAACCAGGTAGTTGGGCATTTAACAAATATTCTGACAGACGTTGTAAGAATAACAAAATCGGGATTATTATATAGCAAAATCAATACAAAAAATGTATACCCGGCTGTTTCACAGACCTTTGGCGAACAAACAATTTATATGGCATTTATTCATTACTGTAATTTCAATTCGTTAAAGCCTGTTCCAGGCCATCTGCAGCCAATTTGTAAAGAGAAACCATCGATAAAGAAGGGTGACACGGTGAGTGATATTATACGAAAATTGAAGAGTGAGCAACGAGAATATTCAAATGAAACATTTTTGAGATTATTACAGATTGTTGGCCGCAATAACATTGTTGATGTGAATGTGAATGCCCACTGTATATCATCAATCACAAAATTGTTAGGAGTTTTAGAAAGTGTGAAAACAAGCAAATTTGTGAAACCCGAGTTTACACAAAAGTTGTATGACACTTTAGATACATTCAGCATCGCAACGGATGAGATGAGTGATGAGACTGAGAAGTTAAACAATTATTTGATTCGACAGAGTGACGAAATGAAGAAACAAATCATGGATTTCATTGTCAAGAACAAGACAGGAGATATGCCCCGTAAATCAATTGAGAATGTTGGCAGTTTTATCAATACATTCTCTCAGACAACGGAACAAAAACGAAATGATGCGGAGAAGAGGGTCACAAAGGAACAGAAAAAGAAGCTAGACAATGAAGCGAAGAAGGCAGCAAAGGAACAGAAGAATATATCAAGCGAAGATACATACAACGTTATACAGTTTATGAAAACATTTATTGATAATTTTGTCAATATATTTCCAAGTATTATTTTGAATAAAGTAAACTATGCCGACGTTGCGACCCCCCAATACTGGAAGTTATCCAAATTTCATAATAATGATATTAAAACCATCATACGCGAATACTATGAAAAACTCAAAATATTCTATGATGTCCCCGGCCTGTTCAATATTTTAAGTAAAGTTAAGGATGTGTCAGCTGATTTTATTTTTTTGGCCAATTCAACACCATGTTTCAGCAAAATCAATTATAAGGGAAAGGAATTTGTTCCAGTTATAGACGAGCAAACGAGCCAGAATTTATTTGAATACTATTTACTCAGCGTCGTTATGAATTACATTGAATTAACAGACCAACCCGAGATGATTGTTACAGAGATACCTAAAACAACGACTATAGATGATGTGTTTTCAGTTGATTCCGTGCAAGAGAGTGTTACACGAGTTGACATTAATGTTGACCCGCGGTTGGCAACGGATATGCGTATCTTCTCGGGCAACAAGAAACTGTTGAAACAACAGGTTGCACATTTACTCGTGGTGTTTTTTAATACAATGGATAACCATAAAACAACTGTTGATGTTTCATATGAAGACATTCAGGATAGGGTTTTTAAATTGAAGGAACGAGAGAAAAATATCATAACAGATCGTTTGAAGGGGCTTACACCCGAAGAGCGTGACGCAGACACAATTTTGAAGATTAACAAGCTTGGAGTGTGGAGTAAGGGATTACAGAAAGGTCTCACATCCTATGTTGCTGAAACATACGATGATGAGCGCGAACTTCGAGAGAACTTTGACCGTCTGGAAAAGAAATTGGTGAAAACAAATGCGGATGTAAATGACCAGAACCGCGACATGTTACTTGATGATTTGATAGACCAAGAAGATATGGATAATGAGCAGGAACAAGAAGCATACGATATGCGGGGGCAAACGGATGATTATGCGGACGGCAATTTTGAGGGTGATGAGGTTGAGAACTATGGAGATTACGACTAATTAAACTTTTAGGAAAAGTTGATCAAAAATAGCCGGTGTTTGGATAAACATTTTTACAAAGTTGTTGAAAAGGGGTTTACGGGACCCGTAGGGTTACAATTATAAATAAAAATTTATAATTATAGTATAGATGTATCAAAACATTGTTCGGCAAAATATTACATTAGCGTCTGTTCTTTTATTTGTGTATTTGTTTGGTCTTATTCAGTATATGAAACCGGCATTTTTATACAATGGTGATGGAAGCATAAGAGAGTTCGGCATAGGATACAAAAACAAAACAATACTACCAATTTGGCTATTATCGATTGTTTTAGGCATATTGTCTTATTTAGCAGTAATGTATTTTGTATCGATGCCAAAACTTATGTAACACGGGGGTAAACCCCCGTAAGCCCCCACCTGAAGGGAGCAGCAGCACGAAGTAATGGGAGGGGGGCAAAGCCCTGTGAAGAACAAAACTTGTGAGGGCTTCCCGCACTACTAATATCTGTCTTCAAAATCACAATATTGATCTTGAATAGCATCGAGTGACGCATCACCAAAGAGCTCCTCTTGTCTCTTCTTCATTGCGAGTTTCTCCTTCTTTTGTTCACGCTGCTTTTGCCCACTATCGTCTTTATTCGAATATGATTTTTCTTTATTTTTCATATTTGCATTCTTCTCGACCCCAACCTTTTCTAAATCCACTTTCACGTGGGCTTCCCGAAGGGCCCCGTCTTGAACCAAATCGCTTTTAAAAAAAGCGAGCAAAAAAGTATGAGAGGGGGGCTTACGGGGGTTTACCCCCGTGTCATGTAAAAAAAGGTCTTCAATAAGCTCTTCTTCGGCCTTGTCTACTAAATTTTGTATTTCCTTCTTTTTGGTTTCTTCAATATTAGCTTTGAGTTTGGCTTCTATTTCATCATCATTTTCCCAGTCATCTTCCCAATTATCACGAACTTGAGATTTCAGGTTATCACTATCACTCATAATATTATATAATGTCAATTATATTTTACATTGTTTTACTTACACCTTTTGGATGAACCTCCTTATCATCCTCATTGCTCTCTTTTTCTTTGACACAAGGACACACCTGCTTGATACTTGAATTAAACAATCCCTTTATTGTGCGAAATGCGCTTTTTCGTTGATTTCTAGTTTCATTCATATGTTGTCTTTCTAAAATTACTCCATTTACATTTTTTTGTTTCACAGGAGTAAATGCTGACTTTTCGCCGCTGTGGTTCAATTCGATATTACAAAAGTTCATCGGTATATCTTCAGTTTCATTCACATCTTCTTTATACGATGTGTCGACCCGCAACTTGTTCATTTTCGGCATTTGTATTATTAGTATTGTATAATATATTTATTTCATTTTTTTACCAAAATAAAATTGATTTAATATCTCTTTCAAAAAGGTAGTCCACAAAGATTTGAAATGGAACTTGTTGTTGAACCCGACGTGTATTCTCCAAGTGTTGACAATGTTGGCAACTATATCGATAAAATACCGTCATTCAACACAATCAAAAAGGGACTAATTTGCCCATGCGGGTCAAGAAAAGATAAGTTTTATGATTCTCATTCTAGTTTTTCGGCACATATCAAATCGAAGATCCATCAAAAATGGCTAGATGGACTGAATACAAACAAAATAAATTATTTTGTGGAAAATGAAAATTCAAAAAAAACTATACAAAGTCAGCGACTGATCATGGCGCAACAGGATAAGGATCTTCAAAATAAGTCACTAACAATTGATTATTTGACGAAACAACTGCTAAAAATGACTACTGTGCAACCCGTCGTAGATTTGCTGAACCTGGATTAAAAATCCTTTAAGTCCTTTTGGGAATTTATATTTAAAATCTCAGATTTATTTTTTTCCAAGACTTTTTTGGGAAAACCGATTTTGGACATTTATAAATGTCCATTTTCTGATTTCCCAAAAGAGTCTTGGCAAAAAAAAGTGATAAAATGGGTTTACACCATAATGGTCTTATTTTGGATTTTTGGTTGATTAGTTTGTTATCATACATTTTTTTGGACAAAATATATTTTTTAAAAAAAATAAAATATTTAGGAACTATATACTACAATGGCTACATTTTTGGTTCATGAAAGTTCGGAAAAATTTTGTTGTAAAAATTGTGACTATTCAACGTCGCGCAGGAGCCAATATGAAAGACATTTAATCACTACAAAACATATAGAGACTACAAAAAGACTACAAAATACTAATGTTTTGGTTCAAGAGTATGTATGTGATAAATGTGACAAAATATACAAACACCATTCCAGTTTATGGAAACACAAAAAAACATGTAATAATACAATTTTAGACCAAACCGAAATTTTAGATGATGACAATAAACTTATCAGTTTAATTTTAGATGTGGTGAAAAGCAATAGCGAATTACAAAAACAAAACCAAGATTTTCAACAGCAAATGTTAGAGGTTTGTAAAAATGGAATCAATAACAATTCTAGTATTGTAAACAATAACAATTCACACAATAAAACCTTTAATCTGAATGTATTTTTGAATGAGCAATGTAAAGATGCAATGAATATTATGGAGTTTGTGGACTCAATCAAACTGGATTTGAGCGATGCTGAAATGGTTGGCAAACTAGGATACGTGAATGGTATTTCTAACATTATTATCAAGCATTTAAAGGCCCTTGATGTTCATATGCGTCCTGTTCATTGTACAGACTTGAAGAGAGAAACAATGTATGTAAAATACCAAGATATTTGGGAAAAGGAGGGTGATGACAATAAACTCATCCGGAAGGCAATCAAACACATTGCGAATAAAAATCACAATGCCGCGGAAACATTCAGGGAAATACACCCAGATTGTATGGAGTATAATTCCAAGCACGGAGATCATTTTTTGAGGCTTCGGATAGAAGCCCTTGGAGGGTCTGGAAACGTGGATTATGATAGTCACACCAAAATAATAAAAAAGATAGCCAAGGAGGTAACAATCGATAAAAACTCATAGGATTGTATTGTTATAGTAATAATACAATCAACGGTTATGAAAAATAAAACCCAAAAATCTCTTTTTTTACTTCATTATAACGCCAAAAACTTGTAAGACATGGCCGATAACCCATTGTATTACAAGTTTTACTTGACCATTCTAAGGTGGCTTGAAAATTTTTATGTCCATACCCAATCGTCTCTATAAGACCAAAATTCTAAATTCGGTATAGGAACAGAATATAAAATTTGTTTTGTTTCTATAAATTTTGGTAAAACACTACGAAAAATATTTCCTAATAATTCCTCCCAATTAATTGGATAGTTTACGTCAAATTCTTGGGCAGGCTTTGGATTTAAGGAGTATATGGCACCAAGCTCTTTGAATTTTGGTAATTTTTCATCCATTTTCTGTAATATTTTTTCATACCATTCCTTTGTAAATTTTGTATTTGGTCTTACAATATATGCGCCATTACCAATATACCCATTTAAATTATATCCAGGTAATTCGTGATAACCATTAATAAGAATATCCTCATCTTGAAGAATATCATCAAATGCTTGTTTCCAACTTCCTGTAGGAATTTTAAGATCTGAATAACCACCTCCATAAAAATGCATAAAATAGGTTCTTAAATAATCAGTTCTATGTGTAAAAGATAAATAATTGTATAATTCATGAAGAGGATGTTCGGTTAAAATGTAGTCATTTAAATTATCTTTTGTAATTAAAATAACATTACATTCGGTAATATTTCTTAATTGTTCTAAACAAATTATACGAGTTTGTGTCAACTCATTATCACCAGTCCAAAATACATAAATATTATGATTTATAATAGAATGGGGTTCTTTCATAATATTTATAATACCTTTAAATTTAAATTAATAACGCATTTACTTTACATATACAAATGCCAAAAAATATAGTTGTGTATGTGGTAAAATATATAAACATTCGTCTACATATTATGCACATAAAAAAATATGTAAAACTGAAATCACAGAATATGACCAAATAGACACAAGCACTCTTGATATGAACCTAATCATGCAATTGTTAAAGCAAAATGATGAATTTAAGGGGCTAATGGTAGAGCAGAATAACAAAATGATGGAAACATTCCAAGAGTTGTGTAAGAATATAGCCAAGGAGGTAACAATCGATAAAACTCTTTAAGTCCTTTTGGGAATTTATATTTAAAATCTAAAATTTATTTTTTTCCAAGACTTTTTTGGGAAAACCGATTTTGGACATTTATAAATGTCCATTTTCTGATTTCCCAAAAGAGTCTTGGCAAAAAAAAGTGATAAAATGGGTTTAGACCATAATGGTCTTATTTTGGGTTTTTGGTTGAAAAGTTTGTTATCATAACTTTTTTGGGTTTTTATTTGAACTGTTTAGGAAATTTTTTTCTATGTAATATTTATGAACCAAATGAAACAAATGAAACAAAATAAGTTCGGTAAAGTTCCAAATTTATATGAGTGTAAAACTTGTCAGTATAACACGTGTCGCAAGTCTCAATACGACAGACACTTATTGACAGCTAAACATCAAAATGAAACAAATGAAACAACTTTGAACCAAACAGAAAACCAAGAACTCAAAAAGTATGTGTGTGTATGTAGTAAAGAATGTAACAGTAGGAGCACATTATGGCGACACAAAAAGGATTGTAAACAACCCCAGCATCTACTGAAAGATGACCAAATTGACATAAGCACTCTTGATATGAATTTAATCATGCAATTGTTAAAACAAAATGACGAGTTTAAGGGGCTAATGGTAGAGCAGAATAACAAAATGATGGAAACTTTTCAAGAGGTTTGTAAAAATGGTATCAATAATAATACGACCAGTATCAATACTGGAACAATCAATTCACACAATAAAACCTTTAACCTGAATGTATTTTTGAATGAGCAATGTAAAGATGCTATGAATATTATGGAATTTGTGGACTCAATCAAACTGGATTTGAGTGATGCTGAAATGGTTGGCAAACTAGGATACGTGAATGGTATTTCTAACATTATTATCAAGCATTTGAAGGCCCTCGATGTTCATATGCGTCCTGTTCATTGTACAGACTTGAAGAGAGAAACTCTGTATGTGAAATACCAAGATATTTGGGAAAAGGAGGGCGATGATAATAAACTTATCCGGAAAGCAATCAAACACATTGCGAATAAAAATCACAATGCTGCGGAAACATTCAAGGAAATACACCCGGATTGTATGGAGTATAATTCCAAGCACGGTGACTATTTTTTGAAGCTAAGGATAGAAGCCCTTGGAGGGTCTGGAAACGTGGATTATGATAGTCACACCAAAATAATAAAAAAGATAGCCAAGGAGGTAACAATCGATAAAAACTCATAGGATTGTATTGTTATAGTAATAATACAATCGACTGTCATGAAGAATAAATTTAAAAAAATGGAAAAAGATGTAACTTGAGATAATATTACAATTCATATTGTTCTACCAAACGACTCCATTCAGTTAATGTATCCAATTCTGTTTCGCTGACTATATTATTCTTCCACAGTATATTATATATATCCTTCAGGGTAGCATCCTTGTTTTCATTCAATAATTCAATGACCTTTTCGGCTGTTTCATACATTGGAACCTCACTTTCATAATCCTTTGATAAATCATGCTCATTTCTATCTTGAATTGCTGTCGGAAAAGTAAATTTAATTGTTTTATTGTTTTTCCAAAATTGATAAAGAGCAACAAATCCGCGCAAAATATCGGTGTAGCGAAATGTTACACTTACGGGTAAATACATTGCATAAAACATCGTTTTATCTGTCCAAAATGTATTTTGTGTGTTGAATGGACACACCGAATATTTATCCAAAACTATATCATAACCAGGGTCTTTCTCAAAATTAAAAGGTTCGTTGTTGATATTTAATCTATAATGTGCGTCCACATCTGGATCATTGTTTACTAATCCTTGTATGACACAAACATCCATATTTGTTGGAGTTTCTGTTAGAGAAGGCGTAATATCAATACTTTGATGCCCCGGAGGTATCCCTCTTGGCCATATATTTTTATCTGTGAATACTTTATAAATATTCACAAATCCATTAGTCGATGAATATCGAATACCTCGCTTGGTCCCAGAAATACAATTTTCATCGTATAAATGTTCAACTTGTCTGTCCTTAAGGTATAGCAACTTATTTTGCATATCGTAAGTGTAAGCATCAGCATTATGGACTATCATTCTGTGCTCAAACTGTTTTGTATCATAATCAAGATAACAACGATATGTGTCATTTCCTGGAATGTTCTTACCAATAAAATGTAATATATTATTGTCAAACAAATCTAAATCATACATATACTTATTATCATCATCGGTATCGTATATAATATCATACTTTTTTTTTATCGCATAAAGATAACCAAACATTTTTCGAGTATAAGAATTCAATGGGATTTTGTCAAAGAATGTTGGAAAATGTGACATTTGTTCATCCAATCCCAAATACACACAGTTCAAATTTTTATACAACGAATCATCTGTTTTAGTATCCCCAACAATAATTAGGTTCCAACCGTGTTGATTAGTATAGGAAAGCACTTGGGAGCTCGGTTTGTTGATTGTTGTTATAATAATGCACTTTTTTTTAATATTCAAAACGTGCTTGTAAAAATCATCGATTGGTAACCCTGAGTTCAAATGCTTATTTTTGTAGTATGAAGACCTATCATATTCTGGAAAATATTTTATGTAATAACCCAACTCACGCGAGTAATTTCCATGCGCCCAACGAGTTTTTCCATGTTCGCTACGAACCAAATACATTACATACGGAAATTCTCTAACATCATCTAACACGTTCTGTTCTTTTAAGTGAAGTTTTATAAGTTTTTCAATACTGTTTACCTGACTGTTGATTATATTGCAGTAATTACAAACCATACTATTGAATATGTTTAAATATGTTTCTACATTAGTTTTGGACAGAACAACATGTCTATCCGTATATCCTCCACAATGTTCAGAATCGGGAAACCATATATAATTTCCGGCCAGATAATTTAGTTTTGGATGAGGAAGTTGATACATATAATCACTTCGAGTAACAACAAATCTATCATATTTATCAATCAAATTATTTTCTGTGAGATTTTTTAAAAGAAACCATCTCAAGAACAAGACAATCCCACCCCCTCCTTTTATTATCTCATCGTTATATTTTACTCCGCCAAAGAGAATGCTTGTATTTTTTAGGAAATCTCTCCAGTTTATTTCAACCGATGGCTTACTCATATTTTCATATGCATAATCAAATGCTTCACCAAAATCATCTGGCTCGTTGTATAAAAAATTGTATTTAGATAACTTATGGTATGGATTGTTATAATCATAGTCCTCTTTGATTGCGAGACACAAACATAAGTCGGCGTTCAACTCATCAATGACGTTTGATTTAAAATTATTGTATGTCAATTCATGTTCCCGTATATCACCTAAAATAACAACTAGTGTTTTCTCCATATAAACTATATTTTGTATACTTTATATCATTTGTAAAAGACATTAATTTGTATGATTATGCGGTTATTGTATAAGTTGTTTCTGTAGACCGTTTAATTTCAGCATTTTTCTTTTCTTCTTCCTCCAAGTATGCTTGATAATTTTTCTCCATAGTTGCTGGATTAATTGAGCATGACCGGGTCGCCAATTTCATTTGAACTATTAGTGATAACAAAATGCCGGTATATACATACCACATCGTTTCTCCAATGCTGTCACGGGTAACCACCAAATCGAATAACTCCTTCTTCAATGGCAAACCAGCCACACTATTGTGTTGATATTTGGGTTTCATGAGCGGGTCAAGAATGTTCCAATAACTCTCAAAATTTGTTGGCACTATTTGATTGATTAGAATAGACATATTGCCGCATATTTTAACGATCATATCCGCAGCGTCTTGAAGTTCCTTTTTATTTGTTACGTCCCCCTTTTCAATCGTTTGATCCACATCCTTGTCAACTAAAAGCTCTGTCAAGAGTGTATTTGCGGAACTAGAGACAAAATAATAACCAAATACATCAGCAAAAGCACTTTTAAATCCAGGAAAAACAACAATTGTTATAATAACCATTCCGAATATCAATGTCCACGGAATAATCGTATATAGACCAGCAGCACCGATATTTTCACTGATGCTTCCACCGCAGGAACTTGCTATTACACCAGCATTCATCGCCCATTGAAATGCGACAACCATAAGAAAATAAAGTCCTAGAAATTTATAGGCAGAATTTGCGTAGGTCTCTGTTTTTGTTGGGTCCGTTACATCGTCTAAACTTATTGTTGGTTTCTTCAGATAATAGAGTAATGTTATAATCAAAAATACTAACATGTTCGCAATTGAATTATCCATATAATAACCTAGGGTTTTTTTTTAGTAAAAAAATACCAATTACTATCATGGATATTGATAAACCGATATTAACTGAACCGGGTGTGAAATATTTTCTTAGTCAAACATTAAAGCAATGTCACATAATCAAGAATAACTTCCATAACTTGTTGTTTAATATTAGTTTATTTGTGGGGTTTCTATTGATTTTAGGAATATTTCTGTTTTATAAATACAAGGGTCGATTAACTCCCGCAGAAATTGAATATAAGAACCAGGAAAAACAACAATATATTCTGTCAAAAATTAATAAATTCCAAGAAACAAAAAGGAGGGCCCACCAAGAATTAATAACCGGTCTACCATCATGGGACAGCGAATTTGATGTTATACATCGAAAGATTACGTAACCAAATTATTGTATTTTTTCTCAGTAGTGTATATGTCTAACGAAAATGAAAATGAAAATGTCGATAAACATATTGCCGAGTATTACAAGCTTAAGAAAAAGTATGACGATGACAATAACAAGAAGAAACGAGAGATTATGAATAAAAATTTAAGTAAACGAGAGAAAAAGAATAAGTTTGACAAACTTGTTCCCAAATGTGTTCTGTGTAAACAATCCGGAGGAACAATTTTTTCAACTAAATATGACGAAACATTGACTGCGCGGCAATTAAGTGCTCATTGTGGACACACAGCAGATCCATGTAATTTAGATATAAAAATAAACGCTGGAAGATACAAGCTGTTACCGGACATGTTTAAACAAACAACTATCAATATTAGTGACTTGAAAACAGATGTAATTAACGATAAAAATAAACTATTATTTGGTTACAAGACAACCGAAGAAACATTGACTGCATTTGATGAATTAAAGGAACAAATAACCTCCAATAGTGCCGAGCTAGACACAGTTGTGCGCGAATATTCAAATGTAACCGATAATGTCGAGGAAAATGAGAGATTGAAAGAGTTAACCGAGAAATCATTCGAACAAATCAAAAATATCAAGGACTATATGGTAAGTTTCAATGAGGATGACAACCCGAAGTTTGTATATGATGCGGTTGAAATTTATACCAAAGAGTTGACCCCGACCTTGAGCAAGATTTTGGAAGTCAAATATAAAAATAACAATATGGTTTGGTTCAACCCAGATACGCGCGTGTATCATTTGATACAAGAGAAAACTGGCATAAATAATTTGGAGGTGGATTTGATTGAACCAGAAGTGGTCAGTTATAATGTTACGCTAACAATGAGAAAAAAACGTGTACCCAAATTGGTTCAAGAATAAAATATAATTACATTATATATGTTTGTTAACTATATTTCACTACCAGCATTTTTAATAAGTTTCGCAGTAGGTCTATTTTTTGTATACATTTTAGGACCCGATATGAAAACAGTTTACGTGTATCCTAACCTAGAAAATGTTGAACAAGTTCTCTTCAAAGATAATGCTGATAATTGTTTTTCGTTTCAACCTACAGAAGTGGAATGCCCAAAAGACAAAACGTTAATACATACTGTCCCGATACAGGCCTAATTATTCACCGAACCCTTGTTCGTACCACTTATCAAGTAGCGCTCGCTGTTCGGGTTCGGTGAGACCATTCAACGGTGAATGCTTGACCACCATTAGGGCGTCGACGTCACATTTTTTACACCACAGACAATTGTATTCTGTTTTGACATATTTGATCTCGTATATCTGTTTACAATGTACACAACCGACGACATTGTTTTGTCCTTTAACAAACGTGTTGACATTATTGGTAACATAGGGCATGTATTCGAGACGCTCGTGTGTGGGGGGTGCTTTAGACATGTTGATAAGTAACTTTAGAATAATGTGTAATAAAGCATAATATGATTCAATTTTTTTAAATTGGATAATGTATGGTAGAATTTGGTAAATTTGTTCACACAAAAACAGGGAAATATATAATGTCAATTTTATTGGGGTTTGGATTAGCATCATTATTTAGAACCGTTTGTAAAGATAAAAATTGTATTTTATTTCGCGCTCCCCCGTTAGATGAAATAAAAGATAAAATATACGAACAGGACAATAAATGTTACAAATATACTATTAACCCAACGAAATGTAACGCTCAAAAGAAAACCGTAGAATTTTAGAACATTTGCGTATTTATCCAAATCAATCATTCTACTCATTAGATATGAGCGGCTCAACAAATATAATGGATTTGCCCACCGATCCGGCTGGTGGCGGAAATACAATTTCTATTACTGCAACAGAAAAACAAATGGACCAATCAACAATTAGCCAGCTAGTTAATGGACTTCAACAAGCAACAACTACCGGAGCGACACAATTGGCATCTCGAGACATGCCAATGAACACGACAAATATTACAAATGATGCTCAAACACAACCAAATTACATGCCTCAAACAAATCACGTGGATTATATAAAGGAGCAGGATGACGCAAATGACATCATCAATCAGTATAATCGGGGCGTTGGCCAGAGTGATTCATTGGACGAGATGTACAATGAAATCCAAACCCCGACATTACTCGCAGTTTTGTATTTTCTTTTTCAGTTGCCGATCTTCAGGAGGTATTTATTTGCCTATTTTCCAATTTTATTTTCCAAGGATGGCAATTTGAACATTAACGGCTTCTTGTTCAATAGCGTTCTGTTTGGGTTATTGTTTTACTTATTGAACAAAGTAACTATGAATTTCAATAGGTTCTAAATTTGAATTAGTAAATATTATGATATACTAGTTCAAACCATTATGATACATGAATATGCGATTAAATTAATTGAAAATATGCCGATACATCCAACAAATTTGACACTGGATGTAATTTTAGACGGAGGAGCATTCAATGGAAGTTATTTGTTGGGAGCATTGTATTTCTTAAAAGAGATGGAAAAACGAGGGCATATAAAGGTGGAACGAATATCAGGTTGTAGTATTGGCTCACTTGTTGGGTTTCTATATGTGATTGATTCACTAGACTCCATGACTGACTTGTATACAATAGTCTACAATGAAATTAAACGCACCCATAATTTTACAGTATTGACACAATTGAAGTCATTATTACAAGACAAAATACCCGAAGATCTATGTGCTAAATTGAATAACGTGTTGTATATCACATACAATAATATTCAAACAGGTAAAAAACCGGTGAAATGTGTGTATAAAGATATCGATGATGTTATAAATACTATCGTCAAATCAAGTTTCTTACCATTTGTTACAGATGGTTGCGCAACATACAAGGGTAAATACATCGACGGCGTTAATCCATTTATCTTTCAACAAGAAAAGGGTAAGAAGATATTATATTTGAATTTATCCAGTTTCAATAAAATTGGACATATATGGAATGTAAAAAATGAACCAACCAATCATCATAGGACGCTGTCGGGGTTACTTGATATTCATCATTTTTTCATGAAACAATCAAATACAGAGATGTGCAGCTACGTGGAAGATTGGAGCATGTTTCGCAAATCGGTCCAAAACATAAAGAGCATTTTAGAATTCTGTATATTGAAAATGATTTGTGTTATTGTATACTTGAAAAAACGACACGTAAATGATGACTATCTAATATACAAAATTCTGTCTGTCATTGTTCGCGACATATTTGAAATACTGTTGGATACGTATTGCTTCTAGTCCATGGGTCTATTTATATGCGGGTCTATTTATATGCGGGTAATATATACATGGCAGATTTAGAGACATTACAAATGTTGATTAACAGTGGCATACATGTAGTTTTACAAAACGCTAATTTAGCCCGTGCTAATTTAGCCGGTGCTGATTTAGCCGGTGCTGATTTACGTGCTGCAAATTTGACCGGTGCTAGGATGAATTATGTTAATTTGACCGACGCAAATTTGACCGGCGCTGATTTAACCGGCACCAATTTGTCCGATTCTGATTTAACAGGTGCTAGGATGAATCATGTTGATTTGACCCGTGCAGATTTAACAGGTGCCAACTTGACTGGTACTAATTTGAGGGGTGCTGATTTGAGACACACTGTTTTGACCGACGCTGATTTAACCGGCGCCAATTTGTACGTTTGTGATTTACGTGGTGCTGATTTGAGACACACTATTTTGGCCCGCGTAAATTTGGCCCACGTAAATTTGGCCGGCGCCAATTTGACCGAAACTGATTTAACCGGCGCTGATTTAACCGCGGCTAATTTAACCGGCGCCAATTTGACCGGTGTAAATTTAACTCGTGTTAATTTTACAGCCGCTAATTTAACCGTCGCCACTTTACGTCGTGCAAATTTGAGCGGTGCAACTTTTACAGAAGCAAATTTACGTGATGCTGATTTGAGTGATGCCAATTTTACAGGTGCAAATTTAACTGATGCCAATTTTATAGGTGCAAATTTACGTGGTGCTGATTTTACAGGTGCAGATTTGACTGGCGCAATTAATCCCCCAGGTCCAATGGTAAGGGTTAACGCTATGCAAGTTCATGAGGAAGCCGCAAAAATAAATTATAACAAACTAAACGAATTATTAAGCAAAAATTCGGGTCCGATACCAGCAGACATAAATTATCCGGTTTTTAACGTAAATTATCCGGTTTTTATACGAAACAAGTTAGAGGAATTTATTTCCAAATTTGAGGATCCAAGCGAGAAAGCGGAGTTAACTAGTAGGTTGAATGCTATAATGAATGACCGTCTTGATGGGATAGACTATGGAGGTTTATCTCCACTTGTGCTAAGATCTATTTTTTACGGTTTAAGTTATGTAAGTGTCCAAACAGATGAATTCAAAAAAATATATGTGGAAACGTTCACGCAAGATTGCGTAGACGCATATAACGGTCCAAACGGTATGACTTGTGCTGCTGGGGCTTTAGAGAGAATATTGTTTTCTTTGTTACCCGCTTGTGCGGCGTCCCCCACGCCCGAATGTGAAAATATTGTATCTATAATTGCGGCAAACCGTGACAAATTAGCTGAAATGTATATTCATGATTGGTATAAACTGCATACACGAGAGAAATTTGGTTCAGATGTTGACAGAAGAGCAAATCTGCTGACGTTTTTACAGGAAAACCTTCCAAACGAGGATCCAGTATGGATGGAGACAAAGATAGTGAATTTTGCGGACCCAATAGGGTATGATGATGACGATTTTGGGTTTGAAGGTGGTAGAAAGAAAAGACGAACGAGAAAACGCAGATACAAAACGAAGCGAATAAAGAAGATGAAACATGTAGGCAAAACAAAGCGAATAAAACGCAACGGTCGATTACTTCGTGTTGCTGCGCGATGAGCGACCCCGTGGTTTTTTCTTTCGAGTACGACCTCCCCAAAACCCTTTGGCCCTTTTAGTTCTCTTTTTCTTCTTCTTCATTGGAGCATTTTCCTTCCGTGGTGCCTTTTCCGGTGGTTCCTTTTTTTCAGCTCTTGTTATAGGTCTGTAGTTTAAGAACCACTCGTCAAATTCTTTGGTCCCTTTTTTGGCCTTGAGCTCTTGATACATATGTGCTTTGTGCGTGCGCATTTCTTCTACCGATTCTTGGTGACCATAACAGGTGATGCTGAACCTGCGCAGCAATCCCTTTTGTTCAAGACGATTTCTCTGTTGTACCTCGAATAAAAACTTCGACATACAAACAATACGGTCCGAGAATTCATTGTAATATGGGCGGTCCGCATACAAAAAGGCTAAAAAGAAACTCAACATGGTGTCAATTGTCGCAATTTTCACCGGTTGGCCCTGAAATTGTATTGTGTTGTAGCTGTGGCAAGCAATCGGTTTGTATACAAATGCAATTGTATCCTTTCCGATTTTGATTTCGTAGTGTTCGGGAATGATTTCACCTACAGGGGCTTGTTTTATTATCTTGACATTTGTAACACCAACGTCTTTTAATCGCTCTTTTACTATTTCACATGTTGTGTCGGGGTCATTGGAGAGGACTTCAAAGTCCGCAATATGTTCCACTTTCTTTTGTAATTTCGGCGGCATATATTTTGAGTAGAGGGATATCGCATATCCGCCAAAAAATACGACTCCTTGGTTCACCAAAGTATTGCGAACATTTTCAAATATCTCATCTTCGCGACTTTTATCGCTCATACCACGTTGAAAATTAACAGTCTCGCAAATGCGCGATGTTAACGGGTAGTATTTGTTCAACAATGTAAGACGTTTGAATACCTTTTCAAATCGATCAATTTGCCCAGCGGGCCTTGAAAGTTCTAAATACATTGCCATTTTCAAAAAATTGGGTGGACAATATAAGATGCCTTTCACGCGAACCGAGTCGCGCTTAATCGCATTGAACAGTTCCTTGGGAATATACGTCAAATCGGCTACGCCGAGAAAATTACAAAACACCTTGAATGTGCCCTGATGACTGCCCGCTTTTGCCTCCACTTCTGTGTAACCATTTTTTATATACAAATCTGCCAATTCTTTGGCGTCTTCAAGCGCATTGGGAGTGTAAAAATCATAGTCACTCAGTTCAATATTCTTGTCGTATATCTTATCTTGTTCTGGGAGAAGGGCGTCGATCGCAACACCGCCATAACAAATGAGGTTCTTTTTTTTGATGAAATCCTCAACAATTCGTATCATGTCCTGAACTTCTGGAGTGTTAACAAGCCTATTGCCCATTTTAGCTCCTGCCAAATCAACCGCACTGCGTAAAATTGCTAATTCACATTCCTGAAAGGTCAATGATTTTTCGCATTTAACGCCCCGCCCACTTGGAGATTTATCTTTGTTAGTCATCTTATATTATATAAATATTTTATCATCTATCTTTTCAAAAGTGGACCCACTAAATCTCAAAATTGTAGAAATCTGTGGCAATATTTCTCGTCGCATATGACAATTCGGGCTTTTGGGGTGTCGGCGCTTCCACAGTAACAACAACGTTACGTAAACGCTGTGGTTTCAAACAAAACGCATATCCGCACCGATTGAAGAATGCAGCGTTTTCTTCCAAGAACGAATCCACGTATTGATACCTCATTGCCACCATTTGGCACCCCATTTCTCTCGCTAACATACCAGAAGGATTTGCTGGATTAATTCCATTGTCAGGCAATACGATCGTCATAGCCGTTTTATTGTAGGTGGTTAACTCCTGTATGTCTTGGACATTGCTGACTTCGTGATAAGGGTATATTCGCATGAACACCGAACCGCTTGTTAAATTTACAAACTCCATAAAATCTGTATTGTCCAAGAATGAATTGTTGGATTTGTCTACAACCAAAATAATTTTGTTTTGAAAGGTGACCAATGGCATAACTCCTATATTTTTTCCATGGTTTTCATAACTATATGATCCATCCAACATATAGCCTTGGTATTGTTTGAAGATTTCTGCTAAATTGGAATACATGTGTTGATTGCTTGACTTGAACCGCAAATGGATAATAAGCGGATCACTTGAATTGGGACACGTTAAACTAGCAGAAGATGTGGTTGTACCAGGGCTCCCCATTGCGTAATCTTTTATTGTTTTCATGACACTAGCAAAAGGGACGCTGTTAAATGTTTCCTTTACATAAAAACTGTCACTTGTGCTGGTGGAGACAACCGGACTATTATCAATTGAGTAAATCTGAAAATCGAGACATCTTACACCTTGTTTAATAACGGCTTTCAAATTACAAATGTCAACCACGTCGTTTTTATAAGAACCGCCACTACAAGCATTATATGCTGTTTTAACATAGTAATCATAAAAATTGCCGCTTAAATCCGCTACCCCGGAAGTGATTGGAGATATATTACCATTAACACTTGGGTATAAAGTATCCATATAATTACATTCTGTCCTGTTGAGTTTTGAAATCCGTATTATGTATAAAACAACAATAAATAATATTAACAATATCATTGCTAAAATCATATACGACACAAACCCTTCGCTTAGATTTTGTAAGGTATTTAAAACATTACTTGCTTTTGTCGACATTATCTAATATATCACATTATTTTTTTGTCTAACACGGGGGCTTTGCCCCCGTAAACCCCCATTTTGGCTCCACCTTTTTCAAAGGTGGATTTCTAAAGGTTGGACAATTTACAATTAGTGATAAAGAGGTTTAGAATTAAATACTTATATATATTAGCATACAAAATGGCAGGCGGACTTATGAATTTAGTAAGTGAAGGTCAACAAAATATAATCTTGAATGGAAACCCGAGCAAAACGTTTTGGAAAGGCACATATCAAAAATACACAAATTTTGGAAAACAAAATTTTCGCCTGGATTTTGAGGGAACACCTCAATTGAGGCTTACCGAGGAGTCCACTTTCATGTTCAAAGTCAAGAGGTATGCGGATCTGCTGATGGACTGTTATATATCTGTTGCGATACCCAGCATATGGTCTCCCATACTTCCTCCTCAAACCATTCAAAATGCGGATGGAACCACGACATACACCGACTGGCAGCCATACGAATTCAAATGGATAGATAACTTGGGCGCCCAAATGATTAGCAATATTCGAATTACTTGCGGTAACCAGACCCTACAAGAGTTTTCTGGTCAATATCTGTTATCCGTTGTGCAGCGCGACTTTACCGGCGCCAAGAAAAATTTATTCAACCAGATGATTGGCAATGTTCCTGAATTGAATGACCCGGCAAATGCGTTGGGGCGCGGAGGGAAATACCCAAATGCGTTTTATACGGATAGCCCAGCGGGGGCTGAGCCTTCGATTAATGGGCGCATTTTATACATACCGATGGGCGCGTGGTTCAATTTGAAGACCCAAATGGCGTTTCCGCTTGTGTCCCTACAATACAATGAACTTCACGTGCATGTGACGTTCCGACCAATCAATCAACTGTTCAGGATCCGCGATGTATTTGATGTTGCGAATACTTTCCCATATGTCGCCCCGAACTTTAACCAGTTTTATATGCAGATGTATCGGTTCCTACAAACACCTCCCGATGTCGAGTTGGGAATCGCTTCCTATTTGGATACAAGGTCTATTTGGAACTCTGACATAAACATGAACTGTACATACTGTTTTCTCTCGAATGATGAGTCTCGACTCTTCGCTAAGAACGAACAAAAGTATTTGTTTAAACAACCCCGCGAGAGAGTGTTCTACAATGTGACTGGGCAAAATAAAGTTGACTTGGACTCCTTGGGCCTTGTCAGTGGATGGATGTTTTATTTCCAGCGGTCCGACGCGAATTTGCGCAATGAATGGTCCAATTACACAAATTGGCCGTATAATTACATGCCTTATGGGGAAGAAGATGCCCCCCAACCCGGAGATTATCCAAATCCGGAGCCACCCAATATTCCGGCGACCTTGGGTCCGGGAACAAATCCTGACGGCTCACCATCTGGACTAATGATAACGGGCGTATATAACCCAGCAAACATTAAAGACATCCTTGTTGGACTTGGGATACTTCTTGATGGACAATATCGAGAGAATATATTGCCTGCGGGGGTTTTCAATTATGTTGAAAAATATACGAGAACTGCATCCGATGCGCCGTCTGGACTTTTTTGTTATAACTTTTGCTTGAATACTTCTCCTTACGATTTACAACCTAGTGGCGCAATGAATATGAATCGATTTACAAATATACAATTTGAATTTTCTACAATCACTCCTCCGCTCGATCCATTAGCGCAGTCGTTGGTGATTTGTGACCCTGACACGAGCGAAATAATTGGAATCAATAAAAAAAATTGGCAAATTTACAGTTACAATTACAATTTATATGTTATGGAAGAGCGCATCAATATGGTCACATTTGTTGGCGGAAATGCTGGGCTGCAATATGCAACCTAAATAAAAAAATGATTTAAAAATACATTATAATCAATGTTATATAATGACTTGTGGGTATATTTACAAAATAGAATTCCCTAATGGAAAACATTACATTGGATTAACAAGTAGAACATTAGAACAAAGAACAAAAGAACATAAAAGAAGAGCAAAAGGAGGTGACGCACAATATCTGTATAACGCATTACGAAAATATGATATGGTAGATACGTTTGAACTTATAGAAATAGATACATCGGAAACAAAAGAGGAATTATGTGAACTTGAAATTGAATATATTCAAGATTATAATTCATATTATTTGAATGAAAAAGGATATAATATGACGTTTGGAGGAGAAGGGCTCAACGGTTATATTCGTACAGAAGAGGATAAACAAAAAATGAGTGAAGGAGCAAAAAAACGTTTTGAAAATCAAGAAGAAAGAAAAAAACTGGGAGAATCAAGGAAAATTTATTACAAAAAAAATCCGGAAGCAGGGAAGGAACATGGTGAACGACTGAAAGAATATTATGAAAAAAACCCAGAAGCCAGACAACAAGCAAGTGAAAGAACCAAAAAACAATTTGAAAGTCCAGAAGCAAGGCAAAAAAGCAGTCAACGGACGAAAAATTATTACAAAAAAAATCCAGAAGCAGGGAAGGAACAAGGTGAACAAATTAAAAAACATTATGAAGACAACCCAAACGCAAGAAAAGAACATAGTGAAAGACTTAAAGAATATTATGAAAAAAATCCTGAAGAAAAACTAAGGATGAGTGAAAGAAGTAAAAAACAATTTGAAAGCCCGGAAGCAAGACGAAAAACTTTAGATGCACGAGGAAAAAACAAACCATTTGATGTATTTACAATAGATGGAACATTTGTAAAAACATTTTGTTATCAATTTGAGGCAAAACAATATTTACAAAAAGAAAACCATATTACCTCAAATATCGATATAAGTGCTGTTTTGTTAGGAACACAATGTAGTTCAGCTGGGTTTATATTTACATATAAGTAAATTTAGAATGTCGAGTATACCATAGTATCTACCTCATATCGGGTCAATAATCCATCATTTACAAAGGATAAAATTTCGCAAATTACATCCTCACAAAGAGGAGTTCCTTTTTTCAACACCCTCACTTTCTCCGTATACTCAGGAATCGCATACACAGTAATATACAAGCCAATAAATTCTTGAATAGGACCAATATGTGTTACATGTTTTATAAGCGAATATATCGCGGCAATACAATTGTCAATCGCAGTGCTTTTTTTCAAGTCAAATAAGGCCAACAAACTTTGAAACAATTTATATAATCGGATATCATTTTTTACTTCCAAACAATGTTTTATTTGTGCTATGTAACCCTTGACCTTTTTAGAGTGATAATATTCATTTGTTGTGATCGGACACATAACGCGTAACATTTTATCTGTGAATACAAAATATTTTATCTCAAGATCTGTCGCCTCAAAATCCTTTGTTATTTTAAATGCCGACTGTTTGTGCTTTATTATTGCCGCCAGTTCATCTTTCTGTATACCTGGGGGCATATTTTCATTTTCAATTCGCTGATGAAATAGCGCAATTTTCTTATCATAATAGTGTCTATTTCGGTCCGCAACCATAAGAGCGCGATTGTATGTATTTGGATAATATTGTTCAGCAGTTTCGAGAACTCCATCCGTAGCTGACTTGGCTTCTGCTATTATATCGAGTAATTGTTGCTCTAATGACATTTGATTATTATAACAAAATAATAAAATAATCAAATAGTAATCAATTTTTTACATGTGGATAAGACCTCAAAAATCTCCATTGGATGGTACAGGTCCATCAACCAAAAATTCGCCGGATAATGTTAATCGCTGAGGGTATTTGGGATATTCTCTTGATGGAGGTTTGTATCGTTTATTGAATAATTTCATATCTTCATTAAACGACGCCCTCCACGTGTTGACGCCATGATCCATTGTAACTGGTTTATTTTCATCTGTAATCACTGTAGCCTTTGTTCCAATATCCGTCGTGAGTGTGGAATATGTTGGTGTAACACCTACCGTCATTTTTCCGGCGTCGTCATTTCCTGAAATGAATTCTGTTTTTAATGGGGAGCAACCTGGGCAGTCAATATCTGAAAAACATTGCTGACCTGTTATTGAGCATCTATTGGGAGGTCCGCAAAAATTCTTACAGCTGTATGTAGTTGTCAATGGCATATCCACTGAATGAGTAGTATCGGGTTGTCCAAGGTCTCTCATAACATTGTTTGTAAATCCTTCGAGAGAAAACAATGTATTCAATGCCGATACAAAAACAATGACAAACAACAAGAATAAAATATCATATCGAAACTTCATATAACATCTACGGAGATTTTATTTTAATCGCTTTTAGAAAAAGCGAGCAAAAGTTTATTTTAATCGCTTTTAGAAAAAGCGAATTTTATTATACTGTAAATATAATGTCTTCAGCAGAAACTCCCGATTTAGATAAAAAAAAGGAAGATACATCAACAAAACCAACAACAAACTTAAAGAATATAGGAGGGTTTTTGTTGTTGTTGACGTATTACATTCTGGCTATAATCGTATATTTTCAATGCAGTGGATTAGTGTTATACGCGTGTAAGCTTGCCCAATCAAATATACTACCAACAGATATAAATTGTGCTCCATATACAGAGCAAGATCCGGTGATAAAACAAATTTTTTCAAATATATTCAAATCCGGAGATAATTCGATGAAAATCCAATTTCCATACAATGCGCAGAACAAAAAGAATTGGTTTTTAGATCTGCTTCGAAATTATAAAAAGGATCCGGAATCAAATTTCATAGGAAATTATTATGTGTCAGTTGCTGAAAGTCTCATGAGTTTCTGTAACATGTCATATAATGTAAGTTTGAACACAATGAACCAATTTTTACCAGAGACCGCGATTGTATTGTTTGGTCCATTGATAATGTGGGGGTTTTCAATTCTAATATTCATTGCTGCCAACATATATGCAGTAGCGCTTTGGGTAATGAACTGTAGCTGGTTTTTTAAGAAAAATGAGAATGCGGATACTGAAAAACCTCCCAAATGGGTAGATCGTTCCTTATTCCAAGATACATTGCCATACCTATTTAATTTGTGGCTTATGTCATGTTTCTACACCTTGGGAATTATCCTTTACATTTTTGCTTTTCCATTTACAATGTTATTGCCATTTCTAACCAATATTTTAACAATATTTTCCGGTCTTTCATATGAGGCGAATTTTAACAATGAAGCCCCCCCGATAGGAGTTGGAAAAATAGTGATGAAGTTATTTAAGAATTTCAAAGTATTGATAATGGCATTATTCAGCCTGATGGTTATAATTTCAGCATTTGCTCGTTTGGGAACATTTGAAGGTATATGGTCAATTGTTGTTACGGGTTTGATTTTGTGGGGTGTTATATCGATTGATATATTTAAATCTGTTGATCAGGCTGGTTTATCGCCGTTGGTTCCGGATGTTCAAGCTATGAAATCCAAATGTAAATCTGTGGTTGAAGGAAAGGGTTTTGGAATGATGGGCTTAAATTTGTTCAACCGCCAAAATGGTGGCAAGCGATTGGTGAATGAACTGAAACAATTTGGTAAAAAGTATAGATTATGATTTAGAGAGATGTCCATACAATAATTTACCGGGAGTGTAATGGATAAACAGGTGCCAAACAGAAAATATAAGCTATCTAAGCGCCCATTTGTAAGTATATGCACCCCAACATTTAACCGTCGACCATTTATTCCGTACATTATTAAATGTTTTGAGCATCAAACGTATCCCAAGGACCTTATGGAGTGGATTATTATTGATGATGGGACCGATCCAATTGAGGATCTTGTGAAACATATTCCCCAAGTGAAATACTTTAGGTATACTGAAAAGATGACGCTGGGTAAGAAGAGAAATGTTGCTCATGACAAGAGTAGCGGAGAGGTGATTGTTTACATGGATGACGATGATTATTATCCACCCGAGAGAGTGAAACATGCGGTAGATATTCTGAAGCAAACCCCATCTGCTCTGTGTGCGGGATCAAGTGAAATGCATATTTATTTCAAGCATATAAACAAAATGTATAAATTTGGGCCATATCATGCGTCACATGCGACCGCAGCAACATTTGCGTTTAAACGCGAGTTATTGAAGCAAACGCGCTACAATGAAACCGCATGTGTAGCCGAAGAGCGAGATTTCTTGAAAGCGTATACGATACCATTTGTTCAACTGGAAACAACCAAGACAATTTTGGTATTTTCACACGAACATAACTCATTTGATAAGAAACTAGCTTTGAACGAAGCCCCAAATCCATTCGTAATGCCATCCGAAAAGACTGTAGATGATTTTATTAAGCAGCCAGATTTGAAAGCCTTTTACATGGATCAAGTGGATGAGGTATTAAAAACATATGAACCCGGTAAGATCGAATACAAACCTGATGTGACCAAGCAACTCATTGAGCTCAAGACAAAGCGTGCGAAGGAAATGGAGGAAAAGCAAAATAATTTCAACAATTTGAATAATGAGCAAAAAGTCAACCAGCTCAATGGTATAGTTAATAATTTATTAGCTGAAAATAATGCGCTGAAAGAGAAACTCAATTATTATGAGAATAAAATAAAACAAATAATCCAAGACCAAATTGCTGCCAAAGTAAAGGCAACGGCACAAGAAAAAGGAAAAAATTGAATGTATACAATTGAATGAATTGAATTGTATACAATAAGTAATCGTCAAATAGTCGCTTTTACACCTTTTCCTCCACTTTTTCCAAAAGGTAGACAATGCCTTGTAGCAAGTGTGGGAAGAGTGGGCACAATATCAAGACTTGTAAAAAGTGGGTTAAAACTAGATACAAGAAACATTTTAGACCAAAGAAAAAAGAAAAAGAAAAAGAAAAAGAAACATGTATAATTTGCTATGATGAGGTTGGACAAGGAAATGGACAGGTAGTCACAAAATGCAACCATATTTATTGTGCGACATGTTTCATTAAATGTATTCATGTAAATAGCTCATGTGCTTATTGTCGTACGGATATGTGTGAAAAACTCCCACCCAAACCAACAATATTGAGTGAAGATGAAAGAAACGAAATACTTGATGATGTTGTAAATGATAATCTGCTACACAATGAGTTTATGCGTGAAATACGAAAACAGTTGAAAAAATGTTTGGACCAACGCGGTCACGATCGCTTATATTCTCATGACATTGATCAAATATCAGGTGATGAATTAAATCTTGATTATGCTAAATTGATAATTGGTTGGGATGTAATCCTTCGTATTACGGGAGATATTTAGAATACTATTTCCTCCTCTATTTCTGGTTCAATATCTATTTCCTTATCTTCTGTATCAGGGGCATTCTCAGTTGTATATTTATCCAAGTATCTGTAAATACGATTAATATCCAATTTTCCAATTTCGTAGTTTTCCAACAAGGCTTGTATTTGTGCGTCGTCATATTTTGTTTTCAATTCTACAAAAAATCCATATAAATCTTTTTTGTCCATACCTAATTGTTGACATAAATTCTGTATAAACAAAGAATTGTTATATTCTGTTGAATATTTGGTCAATACCTTTGTAAACCTAACCTCTGTTGGATTGTATTTTATTTTTTGTTTGAATTCTGTGTGATACATTTTGTTGTTTTTTAGTGTTTTAATCAATGAACTCATTTCGTTGAACTGCCAAATCTGTTTTTGGAATGTGATGCGATCAATATAGTCGGCAAAACAAATATTGTCTAATTGTTTTATGTAAAATGGGATTGACACTTGTTTTTTGGGTTTTTCAAGAATATCAATGATATTTTCATGCCATAATAGTCCGACACTGGTTCGGTCCGTTTCATTCATGATATTTGTATGCTCATCAATCGAATAATATCCATTTATTAGTTTATGTGTAATTTTTTTGGTATCATCATTATATGATTTCAACTGAAGAATAGACTCAATCGTATCATTATTAAACAGTTGTGGGTTTTTACAATATATATTATAAATACTGTTTAGTTTTCTCAGGTCACCTTGAGCAAAGGCTATCATTTTGTTTTTTACGCTAATATCGATCAAAGGCAATAATGTGTCGACAATAGACATAATTTGAACAGGTGAAGGAGTTGTTAGTTCAATTGTATTACATACCTTCATTAACTCTTTGATCTTTTTGTCGATGCGATAATTCCCGATACAAATAATTGGGTTCATTGAAACCTCTTCTAGTTTTTGTTTTTTAGTCTTTTTTGGACGTATTAGCTTGATTAATGTGTTAATACCACCCTTGTCTCCATTGTTCATCCCATCAATTTCGTCCATTAATATTGCTATCTTCTTAACTTTTTTATTGAACATGCTCATAATATTTTTGTCGGACATATTGCGTTCAGTGATGTAATCAATCACAGTTTTATTTCGGATATCACCTGCGTCATATTTTACAATATCATAATTCAATTCCAATAAAATTTTGACAACAAACGATGTTTTACCTGTTCCAGGGTCGCCGGAAATATAAATACCTTTCTTGAATAATGGGTTATTCTTATTTTTATCAAAACTAGTCAATATTGTCTTCATTGCTGTTTCTTGTTCCTTTCTGTTTAAAATAGAATTGATATTCAATTGTTCCATTCTATTATAATTGATAACTTTTTATGTCAAAATAAACTCAAATATTAAGCTGTTCGCAATTGTTAAGAAGGCGGATCAACGCCATATGTAACACCATCCCACGAAATGTTGCATTTTTTCGCCCAATCATATTTTGCACGAGCCCCATTATCTCCTGTAAATAAGGCGTCGTTGAAATTCATTATTAAGTGTTTACCATCTTTAGGAGGACAAGTTCCTAAATCCTTAATATTAGTACAAGTTGTGTCATTTCCAGAACCGTCGATTAACCAATAATCAGGACAATCGGGTATTATAGGTGGCCAGTTCTTTGCACTAGAATACCGCAAAGCTACACCAATTAATACCAATGAAATAATTAAAATTACGATAGCTCCATAAAGAACCATTTTTTGAAAATCTCCCAACATATAAATAAGTATATAAAAAATAATATTTTAATAGTGTAAATGAACCGTGTAAATAATGGACGTGTAGATATCAAAAGCCCAAATACATCTTCTTTGTTTCAAATGTATGATAAAATACCTGCTAATCAATGTGTAACATTTAGAAATCCCACAGAGGGTATCTGGAATGATACTGACCTATCTAGGGCTTTTTTCTCTCATCAAAATATCCAGATTTTACAAAATGGGATACGAGCTGGTGTATATGAACGTTCCAACAATCAATATGTAATTGGTCCTCAAGATTGTGATTCTTTGAAGATTGTTATGCGAAGCGTATATTTACAACATGCGTCAAATTTACCTTATGATATTCCCAAACAAGTTACAGAGTTGAACAAAATTGTGTTGAATTATTGTATACAACAAGTTTACAGCGAAGCGCAAGGGTATATGAAATATATAAGTGATGTGAGCACACTTGCGGTTCCTATTGCTCACCCTGTTATGGCAAATAATAACGATAGGGAGCTTGTTTTGAAACCTTGGTTTTAGTAAATCAGGGAACCAAGTCGCTTTTGAAAAAAGCGAGCAAAATTTTGTTCCCTTTTTCTAAAAGGGAGTTCCCCGAACCCCTCCTTTTAATTACTTCTTGATGATCTGGCACTACAGCCATATCAAATCAAAAGGTGTTTTGTTCTCTTTTTTCAAAAGAGAAATAATGTATAGTTATAATATGAATATACATCATTTGCTGTTTGCCCTTACTACCATATTTAATGGGGCATACTCTCTCAAGTGTAGTTGGAATTACCGTTTTGATTCAATTGACAATCATTTCAACATTGTTTACCCAGATGATAATGCGGTATATTTTGGTATGATTATACCTCCAAATACGAGTAATTTTCGAATTCTAAGCGATGAAAAGGAAACAATATTTTTGCCGAACCACCCAGCGGCAACTTATTTTTCAATTCAAG